GGCCACACATATTATTTTTTTCCTCTATCCTATATTTTATAAGCGGCCACCCGAACTTTTTTCTCATTCGACAGGGGTAGTTTTCTCCTTTTGTGATTTTTTTTACTGTCTAGGCTGGTTTTTTTTTATTACTACTATGTATACTAATACTACTATAAATAATATTTATTACTATATTATGCTTATAATATCTAACGTGAACCGACAAATTTCAGCGTGCAACGGTCGGGCACTCTCGCGACCCCAAGGCATTAGTATTACTTTTAATATTATTTATTGTAGCTCCATTCCCGGAAGTCACTTCCGGCCTGCGTCGCCGTTGCTACTGGAGCTAATAATCCAGGTCTTAACTACTAATTCTTTAATAATTAGATTGCGCAATATAGCTTATTAGCGTTATTCATATAGCCTCTTAGCGCCCTTACTTACTATTGCCCTCTGTACAACGCACTATCCCCCTTCCTCGTCATCTTATTCTCCTTATCAAAACACCTATTACATTCCCCATTATGCAACGAACTCTTGATCCACAACCCACACCCTTTACACCTACGACGATAACTCTCATACTTAGGATGCTTAGCCAATGTTTCATTCACTAACTCAAACCCGGCCAACTCCAATTGCGCCAAAGTCATAAAATCCTTAAACATATATTTCCTCCATATTTCCTCCATAGTAAACCTACAACCCCAATATACCTAATATCCTACAATAAGTCTATTCATATTTACATCTGATCCTGCAAGCAACTCCTAAGTAGTACATTAGCACGCCTTCCTTTCTAACCAACCCACTCCCAAACTCTGCCTTTATTGCCAAATTCTAACCTCCTCGTAACCTCCTGCACCTTCACCACTGGTATATGTATAAATATCTCAACCCTACCGACCGACTTATATCCCCTCCCCACCGCATTCTCTCTTACACACTTATAAAAAAAAACATATTTGGGTCTATATTTGGATCGGAGAGCGTCAGATATGTATACATATCGGGGAAATAAAAGGACTTACGGCCACACACCTCGCGCGTTCTAATAAATCCACACAACCCCACATATCTTACATATACCCTCACATACTAGAACCTAGCTATATTCCATTTACTTTATACACAATTTGTACTTCACTTTTATCCTATTTCCCCTCCACTTTCTACTTATTTATCCCTAAAACCTAAATATACCCTTGACAACCCCACCTTGTCCGTCTACAATCCTCATCGTTATGGCAAACCATTCCAAGAATCCAGTCAACAAACCCTCTCGCGGCAGAATGTCCTCGATTGCAATCGCTGAGGTAGCCGAGCGTCTGGGAGAAGACCCGGAGGTAATCGCGGCGGCTAACAATACGCACGCCGGAAATCGCTTCCAAGGGCCGTCCACCAAGGGCAGCAAAATAACCTCCCTCTACCTTCCAACGGGGCTTAACGAAAAGCTCACAAAATTCTCAAAACAATTCGGCGTAAGCAAATCCTCCATCGCTCGTCGCGCGTTTGAGATGTTCATAAACGCTTGCGAACTCGGCTATAGCGATCCTTTTATGGTGGTGTTTGCTCCAGGGACAGAGAGGCTATACGAGAAGTCTAAGAAGCTGCGGAAACAAGAAGCGCGGGAACCTCAGGTAGAATTCGCGGATGAGCCTTCAGTTGCAAACGCGCCGCTAACCCCGGAAGCGCAAGCGGCCAAAATCTACGAACGCCGCCAAGCCTCCAAACAAGTCGCGGGTCAAATGAAACTGATCGCCCTCATTGACCAACAACACAAGACCCATTCGGTGTTCGCGTCGCATCCGTGCGAACCGGTTATGTTTTTGACGGATGTTGAATCTGAAGTGCGGGAAGAACTGCTGGATAATTTGAGAACAAACTACGGAATCTCTGGCTTGCTTTTGGAACAAGTAGTATTTGTGGATAGCGCCGGGAATTTATTTGATAGCGAGGGAACCTGGCTGGACCCGGAGGCAAGAGCATACAATGGATCGCGGGGGCCGAAGGGGATGAACTTGTTGCTGGCGGGGATTACGGAAGGAGGTTGGTTGCCCTCGCCGGGGAACCACAATCCAGAGGTTGTTGCGTTGATGCGAAGGGACAAGCCGGAGATACGCGAGATTTTGGAGAGGCACGGACTTTAAAAATGCTCTACCTCGACCTCCAACTTCCACACAAATACAAAGCCACGACGTTCTCCGAGCGCCGCGACTTACTTCTATTGTTACCTGAGCGCGGAATCGAGGGCACCCTCGCGCGCTTATGTCTCAAGAGCGGCCAACGCGCAAACTCCATAGACATCCCCTTTCGTTATATGCAACAAGACGCGCTGTTGTGGACTCTCGAACAAGCTCTGGTAGAGCGGGACCGAGCAGACGTGAAGCGAGCGCAACGAGTACGGACCCTAGCCGGAGAGCGAAAGCACACGACGGCGATAGTTGCAAAAGCTAGCATTCTCACCCCCAAGCAAAAGCTGTTCAAGGCTTGGATGCAATACTTTCGAGCCGTCGTGATGCGAACACCCACGAGTGAAATTGCGAGGGAGATCGGCGTTCATTATACGACTTGGCAGGATTGGGAGAGGATGGACGTGCGGAGGGCGAGGGTGTTGCCGCGACGGGAGTGGTTCACACTACTATGGCGTTGGTGGCGGGCGAACATTGACGAGAAAGTGTGGCATAATAACCACAAGGTCAAAGATGTGAAGTGGGAGGAAGTCACTTCCCCCAGCGAACGTGAGAAATTGAAATTGCTATGGCGTCCACATTCGAGGCGATTTCACAATCGGAGGTTGCTAGAAATATGACACCAACCGTCAAATACGACTTTACCATCAAAGCCCTCACCGAACTCCTAGCCAGCGAATGCGGCTGCGAGGATGGGCATTGGGAATTGGGGATGAATTTTAATATTGTTCCGATTTCCATACGCGAAAACGGAGTAGCGAGCGCGCCGAGCCTAGCCGTGCAGGTTACAAACATCAGCATAAACAAAGTTCCTGCGCCAACGGATCGCTCAATTGAGATCAAAGATGCAAACTGGCTAACCAAAGAACAGGAGAACGACTGAGATATGATCCCAACAAAAGTAAGTGAACAACCCGACTCGAAACCCCGCGCGGAAGAAGCGGCGGTAGCGGGGAAAATCTACAACCCCCTCAACGGGAACGAACTCCGAGAACTGCTAGGGATTAAAGTAAAGCGCGCGTTAGCGGAGGCCGAGATCGCCGAAAGCGCCCAAGTCCACATCGCCAAAACCATAGACAACGAACTCTCCAAACACGCCAGCTTATGCAGCGACGTAGTGGGATTTCCGAAGGCGGACGTGACGTGGAGGCTTTCGTTACGTGGGGGAGGCGAGAGTGGAGGAATGGATATTTGCAATGTGACGTTTGCTTTCAGTATTGCGCAGTTTCCCCAAGAAGAAGGCAGAGGAATTTCCGGGGAGATAGCCTTTCTAATCACCAACGCAGCCTTAGAGCGGGACTGCGGATTTGGTGAAAAGTTCAATTGCGACGAAATCCCCCCGGACGCAATACGAATAATGAACGATCTTCCAGTGCCGACGCCGACGAGAATCGCGCACACAGGGTCGAAGGGAGAAGCGTTATTGCACGATAAGCCGAAAGTGGCTACGGGAGCGCAGAAGGGGGCGGTTCAGAAACAGTTTGCAAACAAAGGAGAACAGAAGTAATGGCTGACGAAGAAATCAAATATGAACCTATTCAACAATTTTTCGCCTACGATCATCTTCCCTCGGACTTGCAGGAAGTAAGCAAGCCATTTGGAGAGTTGGCGAAGAAGCTCGTTGCGGAACTGCCAAGGAACCCGGAGCGAACAGTTGCGCTCAGGAAGTTGCTTGAAGCTAAGGATGCGGCGGTGAGGGCGAAGTTATACAAGGGGTAGCGTACCTGCTATGATTCTCAAAGACATTCTCTTGGAGCTACGAGCGATTCGGATTGGCATCAACACCATAATCAACCGGCATTTGGTTGGAGAGCTTGATTTGCTTAGACGCGCGCAGGAAGAAGGCAGCAAACTTGAGAAGTTCGACCGGAGAGCGCCATTGGGCACAGATGCCGTCATCCACTTCAACCCTGAGAAGCGTCAGGACGAAGACTGGAAGCGCGCGGCAGGGGATGAGACTGAAGCCACATTGCTGGAACTCTTGGAAATTTATGGACCAGAGGAAGTCGAGAAAATGATGGAGGGGCTACGATACGACGATGGCAAACAACTCAAAAATCTCCACGGTAACGACTAGACGTAAAGGGATGTATAAGCGCCGACCCCAGGGACTCACGGCGGCGACTAGGCGAGGACGAAGAGTGTGGGCGAAGCGGGAGGGAAGGCAGCAATCAACGGTGAAGGTAAAAGAATGAGAGTATTGGTAGCTTGCGAGTTTAGCGGGATTGTTCGAGAAGCCTTCGCGCGCCTAGGACACGATGCCTGGAGTTGCGATCTACTGCCCTCAGAGATTCCGGGTAATCACATAATGGGAGACGTGTTTCATATTATTCGACCGGGAAAATGGGACCTGCTGACTGCGCATCCGCCTTGTACTTATCTGTGCAACTCTGGGGTACGGCATCTTTACGATAAGGTAAATGGGAAAGCTCGATGGCGCGCAATGCACAAGGCAGCGCAGTTTTTCGTGGAGTTGCTGGCTGCGCCCATTCCGCTGATTGCCATTGAAAATCCCATAATGCACAGCCACGCGCGCACGTTGATTAAACAAACATATAGCCAAATAATCCAGCCGTGGCAATTCGGGCACGGAGAAACAAAGGCGACTTGTTTGTGGTTGAAAGGGCTTCCTGAGTTGAAACCGAGCAAAATAGTGTCCGGGAGAGTCGCAAGGGTTCACTTGGAGCCGCCGTCGCAGGAGAGATGGAAAAATCGCAGTCGTACCTATCAGGGGATTGCGAACGCAATGGCGAAGCAGTGGGGGAGGTTGTAAGGGATGCCGAGAAAGAAATTCGGGACTAAATTGCAACTTGGGGAATACGAAATTCATATTCCGGTTACGAATGGGGAAGGCGCTTCCGCAGCGACTATTGTTAAAAACATCCCAAAGTCTGACCAACCCCCATTGCCCATCACCCACGTCCCCCTCAGCGAACACCTCTTTCCTCTCTTCGACGGCCTTATCGTCCAAGGGCGCTCCGGGATCGAAGCGATTATATTGCTCGCGCGGATGGGCGCGCACAGATACGACTCGCTGCGCAAGTTCGCCCTTGCGTGGGAGGATTTGCATCAGCAACAACTATTTCCTACCGAGGAATTCCGAGAACCCTCGTTGGAACAGGCTTGCGACCTGGCCAAACTTCCCTACGAGGACTTCGTAGGGGACCTTTGTAAAGCTATCTATTGGTATGGACTCGAAGCCGCGAAAATCCGGTTGCAATTGCAGATGAACTCCGTCGTGGACGCTTCCATTCGCCAAGCCGTCGAAGGCGAACGCCACGGCTTCAACGACCGACAACTGCTGATGAAGGCAGGAGGGTTGATCCAAGAAGGCCCTGGGACGGTTGTGAACGTCAACCAACAGAACGTCACCAATAACCTTGCGATGGGGTTGCCACAGTGGGAAGAGACGGATAAGGTGCTCACAAAGGCGTTGAATGGGAGAGAGGTAAAAGCGTTGCCGGAAGCCCCCGTGATAGAAGCCGAGATCGTGGAAGAAGAATGTATTCGAGAAAAGTTGTTGCCAACCGAATAGCCCAGTTAGAAAGCGATGGTAAATCGCTGATCTATTACACCCCTGCCTACATTCAGGCTTGCATCTCCCACCTTGAGTCCTTAGCTATCCGCGACGACAAACGACGAGTCGTGGAACTTCAACGTCCGCTCACGAAAGACGAACAACAGTTCATCTCGAACGAAAGGTTGTTGTGCGGACTGGATTACTTGCATTGGGCCGAGAATTACCACTACGTGCGGCACGCTGAGACGCTGGCGCTCGTGCCTTTCAAGCAAAACAAATACCAACAGGTGTTGACGCTCGCCCAAGCGGAATTGGAGGAGCAAGGAAAGCCTGTTGTGGTGCAGTTGCTTAAAGCCAGACAGGGAGGAGGCACGACCGACACTACTAGCAAGATAATGCACCGAATGCTATTCGTGCCTGATAGCGCCGCTGTTATAGGCAGTAGTGATCCTGATAAATCGTGGCTACTCTCAGAGATGATCTCGCGCTCTTTGCCTAAGCAACCTTGGTGGCTCATTCCACCGGACGTAAAAGAGTATCAATCAGGCGAAATTTTCTTGCGCTGTGACTCCCGCAACTCCTACATCTCAATTCAGCACGGCACACAGGGAACGGGGATTTCGAGAGGCGACACGGTAAAATTATTCCACCTAAGTGAGATTCCAAATTTCGACAAACCAGAACTGATCGTAGACGCATCGCTGTTCGGCGCGTGGCATCCAACCTCATTGCATTTTGGTGTGATGGAATCTACCGCTGGAGGCCGACACGATTACTGGCATACAAAATGGGAAGAGAACAAAGAACTCTGGCCACAAGGATTATCGGTAATGCGCCCGCTTTTCCTTCCCTACTATATCTCTGACAACCTGTATCCGACTGATGGTTGGCTGGCGGCGATTCCTATTCCTCAAGACTGGAAGCCCAAGGACTACGTTGTAGAGCACGCGCGGAAAGCGAAGGAGTATGTGCGGTCTGATCCTTTCTTAGCGCAAGCGATGGGTAGGGATTGGGAGATGCCATTGGCAACGCAGTGGTGGTATGAGTATTCCTACGACTTTGCGGAGCGGAAGGATAAGTTGGGAGACTTTTTGGCGGAATACGCCAGCGACGATTTGAGTTGTTTTCAGTCGCGGTCGAAATCTGTGTTCTCCATTCAACTCATTCAAAAGTATGAGAGTCGCTTGAAGCAGCCCGTAGGCGTGTTTAAGCTCTCCGGCACAGAAGTCCCGTCGTGGCTCGGAGCGGAAGCGCAGGAGAAGCTAGAAGACGCTCCGAGTATTCACGTCAAATGGATGGGAGGTAGGGATGAAGTGGATTGGCTTTGGACCCCGATTAAATTCCCCGGCTACTCCAGTGTTCACTCTCATCTCAACACGCTTTGGGTGTGGGAATATCCGAGGGAAGACAAAGAATACGCGGTTAGCCTAGACGCTTCAGAAGGAATCGGAAGGGATCGCTCCTCGCTCCAAGTGATCCGCAAAGGGGACTTTGGGGAAGCCGCTTCCCAAGTCGCTTCGTTCGCCTCCGACCAACTTGGGGGGCTGGAGATGTGGCCTTTTGCGCTAATGCTCCTCCACTATTACTCAACTTGGAACTCCTACAAAAATGGAATGGCCTATCCGATGTTCTCTCCTGAAACCGCCAGCGATGGCGGCGCTTGCCTACTCGAAGTTCGCAAACGAGGTTGGACGCGGTTTTATATGCGTCGTACGGCGGACAAACGCGATCTCAGCGGGAACAAAATAGGCAACCTAGGCTGGAAGACGACAGGAACCGGGAGTGGCCACGGCACTCGACCCTTGCTGACTTCCTGGCTCTTTAAGCTCTTGAAGGGAATGTTCGTCGAACTCAACTCTCCGTGGACGATAGACGAAATGCGGGATTTCGTCGTTCACGAATCCGACAACTCCCGCAACATCCGACTCGAACACGACAAGTCCGCTCACGACGACGATCTGTTCTCGCTCGGAATAGGACTCGTAACGCTGCACGAGCTTGACATTTATCGCGGCGAAACCCCACAATGGCGCTCGATGCAAGAGGAACAAGAGAAGTTGGTTAAGTTTGCTACGTTCAAAGAGGGTTATCCAGGGCTGACTCGGTTCGATCCGAAGGACTTTACGAAACTGGAAGAGGAACGAGCGGGCGTGATGCGTCCTACTTACATTTAAAGTTATGGTACTGCTTGGAGCATTTATCGCTACATTGATATTCGTAGGAATGATGATTTACGCAGCCTCAAGGAAAAGCTAGATATGCCAACTTATACGTACAGCGGAAACAAATGCGATCAAATCCACGAAGTTCAGCGACCGTTGGCGGAGTTCGCGGAAGTCATTTCCTGTCCTTGTGAGCGTAAAGGCTGCAAAGCCGAACTCACGCTTTTGCCAAGATGGATGAACGCGCGCGTCCAGAATCAACAGCTATCAGGAACGGTTTACTTCGAGAACGCTCGCGGCCATATTATCCCTGCGGGAAGCGATAGCGACTCCGCGCCCCAAGGCTACGAGCGCAAAGAAGCCTCCACGCTCAACGAAATGCGCTCGCTCGAAAAGCGTCTCACCCAGGCTGAATGCCGAAAGCGCCAAGAGTTCGTTGAGCGCGAGCAACAACAATTCGAGCAAACCGTGCGCGAGAATCGGCGAGAGTTGCGATCCGCGATGGAACAGATGTCAGAAAAAGGAAAAGCGTTTGCCAGGGAAGCAATGCGGCGCAACGACACTCGCAAAATGTCTTGGGACAAGCGCGTAGACCCAGGGGTGAATCTCTACGTGCTCAACTACGACCAAAAAAGGAGCTAGTGATGCGCGAGGAGCCAGTCGAGCAGATATTGTGGGAAATCCTAAGTTGGGTGATTCCATTCCTGGGTGCGATGGCTTTATTCTACATATTCATCCGCAGTCACAGCCGCAATCGCAAAGGTAAGGACAAATAAAGATGGCCTACGTCGAAACTCCCTTCACCAACCAAACTTCTCAACTCTACTCGTTAGGATGGATGTGCCCACGATATGACTCTGCGGACGACCATAAAATAGCGTGGCTCACGAGATCGCTCGCAGCGGGGATGACGCACTTGAAAGGACAGGTTGCATATAAGGATTTGGACACAGCGATAGCGGTCATCTCCAATCAAGTTCGAGCAGCGAGCAACCGCAAGCTCTCGATGGTGCAATTCAACCGCCTCAAACGCCAAATCAGAGAGATTATCTCGACCCTTACGAACCTGAATCCTCGCTGGGAATACGAGACGTATAACGAGGACCTGGAGGAACAAGCTGAAATACTCAACAAACGCCGAGACAATTGGTGGACGACGAGTTTCGTGGACCGCAGGATCAAAGAGGCTCTACAGTGGGCGGTCCTCGGAGCAGGCTACCTCTCTCCTACTTGGGGCAAGAGTCCATTCGGGAGCGAACAAGCGGACGTAACCACTAGAGCGTTCGGGATGACGCAAGTGCTACAGGATCAACCCTCCAGGGATGGAGACCTTCAGCGTGCCTACGCGGTTCACATTCAAGACACAATGTCTATTGCGGCTGCGTCGGCGGCGTTCCCGGAAGCCGCTTCCCTCGGCAAAATCATCCCCGACCGCGTTATGAATAGTGTGGCTCCCGGCCCAATGAAACTCATCTCCACCTGGGCGGCTCCTATCTTCAAGTATCTCGGACTCGGCGGTGGCGCAGTTGACTCGTCAATGAACGACGTTAATTCCCCTTTTCCCGAAGTAGACGTTTACTACACCTATGTCGCCGATATGTCGGTGAATGACTCCGGTGCGCTGTTGCATAGCGAGGACATCTCTCGCGGCTACGCTCAGTCGCTCACACGGGGGACTATGTGGGAGTACGGAATTCCTTCGCTGGGAACTGAAATCCCGGACGGCACGCTCACTCTCGCCGCAGCCGGAAGCGACTATGGCCCCAACGGGGAAATGTTAGGGAGCGGCGGTCAACAACTAACCCCCAACACTCGCCCAACCACCCGTGAAGACTGTCTTCTCTACCCACTACGACGTTTGATCGTATGGACGAATCATTGCGTTCTCTACGACGGTCCGAGTCCGTGGTGGCACGGCAAGGTTCCCTTGGTAAAGTTCACTTTTGATAAATGGCCTTGGCAATCCTTGGGGTTCAATATCGTCGGCGAAAACTACTCCATCCAAGCCGCTGGAGATTCGCTTGCTCGCGGCGCGGTAGATTCCCTCGAACTCCGCCTTGATCCGCCATTGACGTTCAACGAAAACGAATACTCGCGGCAAGCGATGGAGGTTTTGAACACGAGAGTTCCGGGCGAGAGACTTGCTCAGACCGGAATGATAAATGACCCTGTTAAGCCCCTATTGGATTGGCAATCTTACGAACTTCCCCAACAGTGGCTTCCGGTTTACGAGAAGTTCCAGTCCGATATGGACTACCAAATCGGAGTCCAGGACTTCACCGCGCTAGCTAAGCTTCAGCAAGTTCCCTCGGCGGAGAGCATTGACAGGTTGCTTCAGGCCGCAGGGCCTTTGATAAGCGATTTCGCCCGCGATATGGAAAGGTCGTTGACGGACCTTGGGTATATGTTTATGTGGCTTATACTGGAGTTCGACACCACCGCGCGACGGCTCTCCACGCTCGGACGAGACGGCGTGACGAAAGAAGACTTCGACTTCAAACCGGGATCGCTCATTCCAGACCAAGTTCCGGGACTCCCGGAAGACGCTCCGTTGATGCGCAAGGGATTGCTACACGGACGGCAGTTCGTTTTCAACATCACCCCTCGCTCCTCGTTCAACGTCACCGACATCCAAAATAAACTCTTCCTACTACAACTGTGGCGGGACCCCAAAAACTTCCCTATCTCCCCGTGGGACCTCGCCAAAGCCTGGAACCTCCCCAATTTCGGCGAAGCGCCTCCCGAAACCACGAATATGGTCGAACGCTACATCGCGTGGCAAGAGATGCAAATGAAGTACACCGTGATGCTTCAAGCTCAAGCGCAGGCGATGATGGCGCAGGCGCAGATGCAAATAATGCAATCAATGGGGCCGGAAGCAATGATCCAGCAGGGGTTGGCTGGGATGATGCAACAAGGGCAGCAAGGGGGACCGCCGGGGGCGCAAAATGGAACCGGCAGGCCAGAGGGTAGACCTCCGAGCGGCCAGGCTATGCCGGAAATTCAGCAAAAGGCAGATTTAAGTGGAACTGGACCCCGCAGCGTAGTTTCTGAGTCTTGAAAAGGAAATTGAGTTATGGCGAACAAAAAGACTCCAGATGATTTCTGGAGAATGGTAGAGATGGATTCTGCGAATGCGTGTTGGTTGTGGATTGGAGCGTTGCGTCCCAATGGCTATGGCGTAACCAAATATCAAGGCCGAAGATGGGCTGCGCATAGATTGGCGTGGGTGTTGACTAATGGTTCGATACCAGACGGTATGCTTGTTTGCCATCGGTGCGATACTCCGCTGTGCTGTAACCCTAAACATCTATTTTTAGGGACTGTGCGGGATAATATGCAGGATATGCTAAAGAAAGGAAGAGACGCGCTAACTGGTAATAAAAGTTGGGCGCGCCGACATCCTGAGTTGTTGAAAAGGGGGAAGGCGCATCCAGCCAATAAAGATAGAGGAAATTGGGTTAAGCGACATACTAAATTCTTTTCTGGGGAGGTTCGTGCACATCTTGGGGAGTCCAATGGACGTGCGCTTGTAACAGCAGATATTGTGCGAGAAATACGACGACGATGGGAAGCCGGAGAATCCCAAACAGTATTGGGAAAGACGTTTGGCCTTAAACAAACATCAGTTAGCTCTATTTGTCGTAGAATAAACTGGAAATATATCGAGTAAACAGGAGATTCACCAATATGCCTTATCAACAACAAATGAACACCGCCACCCTCCCCCCGGACGCGGCGCAAATGCTCGCCGGGGGCGCACCGGGATTGCCTATGCCTCCCCAGCAGGGCGGGGAAATGGCTTCCGAATCGGAAATGGGTGGAATGGGGATGAGCGATCCTGGTATGGGAGCGATGGGTGGTGATCCGATGATGGCCATCAAAGCTCAATTCGAGCCGATGGTGGATCAACTGCAATTGCTCGCACAGTCGTTCCCGATGGCCACCGAGGAATTGCAAGCGGCTGGCCAAGCGATTGCACGAGCGATGCTCAAGGTTGCGCAGGGGATGCAGCCGAGTCCGATGGCTCCGCCGGTTCCAGCATAAGCGACAAAAGAATGTCAAGCGAAAAATAGTTTGACTTCGTTTCCGCCAACCGTGTAGTATCTAAATTGTCTGCAATCAATTCCAATGAATTGAGAGCGTTTCGTATAGCTTTTTGACATTCTCCGAAGCAACCAACAGAGCTTGGCCCTTTACTGCTAAGGAAGCGGCTTCCCGACGCGAGGCAGGTTCTTCATTTCCGTTTTCCGGCCCGTTGGCCTGACCATTTGCTTAGTTGTTTAGCTTACCAACTTGCGGTTGCTTCGGAATTTTTCCAACCACGACTAAAACGGAGAAACCAAATGCCTTTGAAACCTAACGAACAGTCCACCTTCGACAAGTGGCTTCAATCTCAAGAAGCAAACTTCTCGAAGGAGGACTACGAGCAACTTCGAGCACTCTACCAAAAGAGCGAACCTGCGCAACAGTTCACAGCGACCGCTGTTATGATGCGCGATGACTACGGTAAGAACGGACGAGAGCTACAGCAACGCCTGAGCGCAATTGAGGCGGATGCGCAAAAGCTTCTCACTTATGAAAACGAACTCAAAGAGTGGGAAGCGCACCTGGCGTCCAACACGGTCAGTCGAGAGCAATACGATGCTATTCAGCGAGAGCGAGAGCAACTGGCGCGAAACTACCAAGCGGTAGAAGCGCGATTGAAGGGAATGGGGATTGAGGATTTACTGGAAGCAGAAAACAGCAACGAATCACCACAACCGGAGCAAAGAGCTATGCCTACCAACAACAACCACAGCAACAATGGTAACAACCAGCCCTCGCAATCTCCCATCGCCTACGCAACCGATGCCGTGGTGAACCAACGCATCCAAGAAGCCGCGATCTCAACCGCGATGATTGATGCCACGATGTCCGATTTGAGAGAGGAATACACGTTGCTAACCGGGAAGCCGCTTCCTGCCGACCGTCGCTCTCTCCTGGCCGAAGCTCTCACAGCCGGTAAACCTCTTGAAGACTACATCCAGGAAAAATTCGACTTCAACAAACTCCGTACTGACAAACAGGCTGCGGATATGAACGCCGAGGTCGAACGTCGAGTGCAACAGCAAGTCGCGCAAAGGTTAAGCGAGCGACAGTTGCCAACCGGAGGCGGGTTCGCCCAGTCACCAGTTCTCGCACAGACCCTCCAAGCTGTCCAGCAGGCGGCGGCTGGAAACGACCCCAAAGCCGGACTCCCATTGTTCGCCAAACCCGGCCAACCCGGACGCGCGGCGGCGAGAGCAACAGAAGCATTTCTCACAGGTAAATACAACGGGCACGGATTCAACCCAATGGTCAACCGCGACTAACAACCGCGCAATGCTCAAAGGGGAAAGAACGTTGTCCACAACCACAACAGCAACTAAAGGAGACTAACAACAATGTTAGACGAACTAAATATAACAACTTTAAAGGAGATGTATCCTTTGGTTGTTCAGGACAACTTCTTTCTCAATGCGCCTTTCCTGGCGTATCTGCGCGGCCAAGGAGCATTCGTTCCGTTCGGCGGCGGCGCTACTATCCAACAGACCTTTTTGTGGAGGGGGTTGCAAAATGACGCTTACTCCCCAGGAGAGGACTTCACGCCGGTTCGTCGACAAATTCTCGCCAGCGCGAACTTCAACCCGAAGTTCTACGTCGCTCTCATTGTCGAGTATTTGGAAGATTTGGAAGTGTTCAACGTTGGACCGAATGCCATTTTCTCGATCATCGAAACCGATCTTGCCGCTGCGATGTCCTCTCTCACCAGTCGCATCTCGGTGATGTTCTCGCAAAACGGCCAAACCGCCGCCCGCGCCAAACACCTCAACGGCTGGCCAGAGGCGATCAACGACGGCGTTTTCCCCAGTTGGGACAACAACATCTACACCAGCTACGGTGGACAGGCCAGATCGGAAGTTGGCAACGCCTACAACTCAACTCCCAGGTTCCTCGGTAATGCTGACGGCTCAATGGGCAAGATGGACTACAAGGAACTCAACACGGGCTATATGGACGTGAACATCGGGATGGAACAACCCGACATCGGAGTCGGGAACAAAGCCATCGTTGCTCACATTGAGGAACTGATGGAGCCGAAGCAGCGGATCGCCCAGGAAGCTGATCCTTACTTCGGAGTCCACACGGGGATTCGCTTCAAGAACGCCATTATCTTCAAAGACGATCTGTGGCTGAGCGCAAGGTACGGTCAAAATACGGAGTATGGAAACTTCTCCACCACGGACCTCTTCGTGGACGCTCCCACGGCAGCGGCTTCCGCAAGCACGCTCAACAATTGGGCCAGACAAGTCATCACCGCTGGTACTGACTGCTACGTGGGCGAGGTTTTCAATTGGTTCAACACCCGGATGTGGAAGGTCCGCGTCTCCAACAGTCCGTTGTTCGGTTTCGGCTTCACGGGCTTCCTGCCGTCGCAGATCAACACTCGCGTCGTCGGGCGCATTCACGCTGCGCTCAATGTGCAGTGTGTCGGCCCCCGGTATCAAAAACAGTATTACGGCCATCAAGCTTAAAGATTGGTATAGTGGAGCGGGTTGGGGAGTCTGGTGGCTTTGATCCTTCCCGCTCTACCATCTTCCAGTAAAGGAGAACAAAAATGTCATTACGTATTCCAACATCGTTCGCAACCAATCTTGGGAAGCTGAACACCATTAACGAAAGCACTCCTGGGTCTATCCCCTCGACTTCGCCTGCGATCCGTCTCGGCGCTCTCGGCCAAGAGGTTGAACTGGCGACTGGGGCGAGTGGCCCTGCGGCTTTGGATAGCGGACTGTATGACTCCAGCATCGGCACCCTCTACAGTGGAACCTATCAGTACGTGCAGCTAGATTCAGTGGCGGTGCTCGGAGCGGTTAAAGGTTGCGCGGCCTTCGTCTCGACCATCGCCAAAGCGGGCAACTACGTTGTCACTACTGATTCCGCAACTGCTGGCACACTGCTACGGTTCGTGGGAATCTTTCTCAACACTGTCACCATCGGCAACTACTGCTGGATTCAGACTGGAGGGTTGGGGTCGTTGCAGTTCGTTACTGACGTAACCAACCCGGTTGACGGGCAGTTGGTCAAGATTGTTGACCAATCCGGTAGGGGGTTGGGACAGCAAGTTGCGGCGGACATCTCCACTCCCACAATCGCTAACCTCTCTGCTTACGTTAGCACGGGGCTGGTGGCTGCGGAACTCCCGGTTGACAACACCATTACCCGCGTGTGGATGAAGCCGATGGTTAGGCTTGTCTAGCGCATATAAGCTTCCCGTGCAAAAGGGGAGAACTGGGAAAGGGAACGTCGCGTACAACGGGGGTCGTGGGCGTTCCCTTCCCAGCGAGATTCTTAGTCACCATTAGGGCACTGGTGGTGAAGACCAGGAGCGGAAGTGGTTTCCTTCATCAACCGCGACAAACAAGGTAGCTCTACGCAATTAACAACAGCCAGAGCCTTGGAAGCTGCTTCCGCTTTTTCCTTTAATAAGCGCAATTGTAATTAAACAAAAGGAGAATAACTGAAATGCCTGCACCAACTCCATCAATCAACGTCGTCCGCAGAATGCCTGTCGGAGATCGGATGCAACTCGAAGTCGAGGTCAACGGACCCGCTAGCTACAACACCACGACTAAACACATCGTGACCGCCACCCAGCTTGGATTGAACCGCATCTGCGCTGTGATGCAGCCGGGACTGGCAGTCGTCAAGGCCACTCAGGTTCCAACCTACCGAGTTCTGGGTGCAGTCAAGGCTGATCGCCAAGAACAGGGTAGCGAGGACATTACGTTCATCTGGACAACTACCCCGGTCGGCGCAACTGAAGTAACCAACACAACTGATCTCTCAGGCGCGCAGTTTCGTCTAGTGGTTGAGGGTTATTGAATATGAGATGCAACAAATTCCGCGCTATCGGACTACTTCTGTCATTGCTATGCGTACTCAATCTCTCTTTGGTTGTGGGTTGCAAAAAGCCCTCGCAGCAACCTGACGAACCCACCGCGACGTACAAAAAACGCCTCGCGGGAATCTACATCGGCAAAGCGGCGATTGGACTGAGGACGGCTAGTGACGCTACGGCAATCTTGGTGAAAGCCGGACGACTCTCTCGTAACACCGCGCTCAACATCTACAACTTAGATGATAGAGCGGCGTTAGCATTGGGAGTGGTGGCGGATCGAGTGAGAAGTGGTTTCCCTGATCCCAACGACACCATCGCCAAGCTCGATGCGTTGTTGGTGGATGTTCAACAACTAGAGAGGCTTGGAGTGATCGAACTCTCAGATCAAGCCAAAGCCTCATTCATCGTTATTACTGGGGGCGTTAGGGCGGCGCTTGCAACTCTGCGCGCAATCCTCCTCTCCCAGCAGCAACCTTCCTTCACAAAGGACGTGGTTGCTGCAAAGATCACACTTGATCGCGTGCGTCTACAAGCAAACACTCCGCAATGGTTGTTTGATCTCGTGCAACTCATCTTGGTGTCTTACGGAGACGCCGAAGCCCTGAACAACCAACTCACGGTGGAAGGGACGTTCGGCGCGGTCGTTGTGATTTTGAACATTACTAAATCGTTGAACGAGCAGCATCGTAAGGAACTCCCAGCGTGACAGATGAGATCACCATTACAACCGAAAGGGACTTTGGTATGACTTGGCAAGCGCGAGACTTCAAAAAGAAAAATAAGAAGCTCAACGCCCAGCAACTCAAAGTGGCTGCGGCGGCAGCGAATGCAGCTTTGAAGTCAGGGAAAAGCGAAGGCGCGGCGATCCGCATTGGGAACGCGGCGGGGAACAAGACTAAAGGTTAGCGAAGAATGTCCACCACATTTTATCAATTGTGGAACAACCTGATCGGCGAAGTGGGCGCGGACCTTCCGCAACCCCGCGCCAAGCAACTCATCAACGATGCGTGGCGGGACATCCAGAACAAACGTCCTTGGAGTTTCTTGTTGCGCGAAGGGATGATTCAGGTTCCAGCAGTGATCACGGGGAACATTGCGGTGACGCAATATAGCGCAACCGCAGTCCCTAGCGCGGCCTTGAAGACGATCCTCGACGCGCTATCCTCTCCGCCTTTGCTTACGCGCCGATCACTAAGAGCAGCGGCTACCGGGGGAGTCATAGGGGGCAACCTCCCCATCTACGACATCTACGGCTATGACCCTTCGGGGGCAGGAGCAATCACGCTTGATCGGCAGTTTCAGGAAGCCACTTCCGCCGTGCTCTCCGTAAACATCTACCGTCGCTGGATTCTTCCCCCTTTGGACCCGACGACCGGCTTTGAGTCCACGAACTTCCTCCGCTGGCTAACGGTCAAAGACCCGGACAACAACTTCTGGCTCGACATCTCCAAGCCCAAGCGGTATTTGGATATGGTAGACCCCAACCGCACCAGCACGGGGATGCCGTTTATGCTCGTTCAAGCTCCCGCCGCGACGACAGTGTATCCGGGAGTGACTCTCGACGGCAACCTACAACCGGGGACTCCGCTGTATGAACTCTATCCGCACTACGTCTCCACTCCCGCGAAGGTCTACTATGCCGTCTACCAAGCTTATGGAGCGGAGTTCACGGACGATCTCGGAAGAGTCAACAGCGTGTTGCCGCCTTACATTAACTCGGAGATGCTGTTCGACTACGCGCGGATGAAGGCTTATCGGTGGGCGGAGATCAACAAAGGAAGAATACCATCGCTGGTGAAAACCAACTGGCTCCTGCTTATCCAGGAAGCCAGAAACAGCTACGACGAACAATATCTCGCGGCTCAGCGCATAGACCGGGAGATATACAATCAAGAATGGATTCCGCGCCTGGGGCAGTATTATCGAAATGGCTTCCTTGGGGGCGCGGACTATTGGCAAACTCACTCATCCGGGGGTTTCCCGTGGATGGGCGGGCTTTAAACGTGTGTCCAAGTTTCGCCAGTTAAAACTTGTCTCGTGGTTTCGTAGCTGACGCCGAAAATGAATGCAATGTCTTTAATTATTAACCCTTGCCTGCGAAGCTTACGGATTTGCTTTACGTCTTTATCAGTTAGTTTTGCCTGACTGTGTGATTCGCCGAAGCCTTGCCGTTTCTTGCTAGTCATATCGGCGCTATTGATTTCGTGAGTTCCTTGCAATAAATGTTCACCATTTACGCAGGGATGATTGTCGCAAGTGTGACAAACTAGCAATGAATCATCAATAAACCCGTTATGCAATTTGAATGCAACTCTGTGTGCGTACCGTTTATCCTTGCCTGAGCAACGCCTTGGATAAAGAAGAAATGATCCGTAGCCTTGCGTAGTTGTATTACCCTGCCATTCGTGGCAACCCGATTTGGTAATCAGTATCTTAGACTTGAATCGAGCGATTTGCTCTGGTGAAAGTTCAGGAATTGGCTTAAACTTGCGGTTAGACATTTGGACCTCCTATTCAGGTTTGAATGTTAATTGCTATCCGATAGCCTCAAACTATCGGATAGCGCACATCTTACAATAAGGAGATTTGAAATGCCAACGAAAAATCAAATTGACTCCCCAATGGATGTCAACATTGTCAAGGAAGTTACTCCGTCTACAGTTGTGGGCAGTACGCATAATCCAGGGGTTCAGGGTGCATTGAATACGCCGCCGAACCAAGGCAATGTAAAGGTCACATTTTACTACACTCCTAACGGCCCAGGCTCGCTCCAGACCGTCACGCCCGAACCTCTCGACTCCACCTTCGACTCCCAATCCATCCAGGCGATTGATATGCGCCCAAGGGACGATGGGCGTGGACAGGGATCAGGCGCAGTGGACAGTCCGATGAATAATCCGATTCCGATGAAAATCAAGCAGTAGGAATGTCCGTAGGAACATCAGATGCCCCATTTGTTCTCAACCGTCACTTCTAACCAGGATAGGCTTAGTGTATGCTTTTTCAGTCGCGGAAGTCACTTCCCATAGCAACCTCTAACGGCTCCTTGTGGAGCTACTTGAGACTGCTCGCGCTTTTGTTGGCTAGCTTCCTCGCGCTCTCCACCGTAACCGCGCTCGCTCAATCCACCAAGAGCCGCTTAGATGGCTATTGCGAGCGTGGCGGCGCGCGGGTCAACGTCGCAGGTTCTCAATCCACCACCACGGTTCAACAGTCCTACCCTAGCTGTACCGTCACCGTCCTCGTAGCCGGAACTGCTACTCCCGCGACTCTCTGTTCTGACCGCCTCTCACCCACTTGCACCCCCAAAGCAAACCCCTTCACCGCCGACGCCAATGGCTATTGGTTTGCTTACCTCGACGCGGGAAACTACGACGTTCAATTCTCCGGGGGAACATCCCCCAACAACATCTCTACTCCGTTCACCCGTGGCGACCAAATAGCGCCCGGCGCTAGCGGAGGCGGCGGTTCCTCCCCAACCGACTACCGCCAAGTGGTCAACGCGGTTCTTGGCTACTCCGCCGACAAAACCGGCGCAACCAACACCATCACTCAACTAAACAACGCCCTCGCCGCAACTCCTGACGGCGGCACTCTCTACCTTCCCACTGGGAGGTATCGCATAGACTCCACTTGGACCATCAACAAACGAATAAATCTCGTAGGAGACGACATCGGAACGGCAATCACTTGCAATATGGGCACTGGAAGTGATTGCGTCGTGTTCGACAAAGGTTCATCGCAACTCATTGAGGGGTTGCGGATAGAGGGAATAACGATCCTCGGAGGCGTCAATGCAACTCGTAATGGCCTGGTGTTACGAAATGTGGATAGGGCTTACGTCTCCAACGTTCGCATAGCAGCCGGAACGGGCGCAGCGGGCTACGGCCTAGTCCTAGAAGGCGTACTTATCTCAACTTTCAACACCGTGATGGTCTCCAATTCCCTCGTCTACCCTTATACCTACGGCATTCCTGGGAATGGCATTTGGGTTCGGGGTAGCAGCATTCTCCCATCGAACGCAAACGCTTTCGTCAACTGCATCGTGGAGCTTCCTTCCGGTGTAGGATTGTTCATAGACGGCGCTACCGGCACGGGAGGAACGTTTGACAACTGGATTTACGGTGGCACCTTCGAGGGCAATATAGACCCCGCGATTCACATCAAAAACGCCAACTACGGCGGCATTATCGGCGCGCACGTAGAAGACACCAACGCGCCCGCGTTCGTAGAAGCGGGCATCCGGCTAGACACCGCTAGCAACTGGACTATCGGCCAGGGTGTCGAAACTACTTATGTCTCTCTGATAGGAACCTCTGATATTCGCATTGATGGTGTGGCCACTGACATACTTACCATCAATTCGACTTCCGTTCGCACCAAGATCGGACTTCTGCAATACGGGCTAAACTGCGGCGCTCTCACTGACAACGGTGTGGAGACGATGTACGATGGCCAAATTATCAACTTGTGCAACGCCAACGCTACGAAGACCGGTCCCGCGCCGCTCGCGCCATCCGTGAATCTCTTGCAAAACGGCGGCGCGGAATACTGGAACGGCTCTCAACCTACGGATTGGGGCGTCAGCAGCGGATCGCTTACCAAAACCGGCACGGGGCTTGGAGACACAACTAAAAAGTTCGGTGACTATGCCGCAAAAGTCCCCTCTGGAACCGAATACGTGCTCGCCGCCGTCAACACTCCCGAACTCTCACAAATCCTCGACCAACAAGTTACTCTAACTGCTTGGGTCTACATCCCCAGCGGCCAACCTACACAACCAAACGTCCGTTTGCACTTCTGGCTCAACGGCGGCTCCACTGCTTACGTTGGCGATTCCACCACCACTACCAACACTTGGGTTCGACTCTCTATTACTTCTCGCGTTACGGCAGCGGCTACTCAGGTACACCTGGTGTTGCAGAACTTCGCTACGAGCGCGGGCGGAACTTGGTACATTGATGGACTCTCTATTACCTATGGGCGCGCGGGGGCAAGAACGGAAGCTCCGAGAATCCTTCGGGTTCCTGCGTTGGAGTTAAAGAATCCAACCCAAGTCGTCGCAACCATCCAACCCTCGTCGTCAATGATCACGCGCAAGGACTTCATTCTTCCCGCGACGTATGGCGTTGGTGGAACGAATCCGCAAGTGTTCACCACCGATGGCCTTGGACAACTAGGTTATGGTACGAGAGCGCAGTTCGATCCCGGACCGAACCTTGATTTCTTTTCCACTTGGAGTAACACCAACGGAACTCTTTCGGCCAGTTCCCCACTGTATAAACTCGGCTCGGACATCGTTGCGATTGGAGGGATACTATTCAACACGGATGACGCGAGCGACATCGGCGCATCCGCAAGCAACCGCCCGCGCACCGGGTATTTTGGAACTTCAGTTGTGCTTGGGCGCACGGGGGCTGAGACGGGATTACTAACATTACGGAATGCCACGAACAGCAACATCGTTAGTATCCAAGCAGGTGTCACCACTACCAGCTACAATGTTACTCTCCCCGTCGCTGCGCCCGGTAGTACTCAATGTTTACAAATGTCCTCGACGGGCGCGGTTACTACAACCGGGAGCGCGTGTGGGGGAGCAGGTTCAGTCCCCGGAGGCGCGGATACCAACGTTCAATTCAATGACGCTGGGGCGTTCGGCGGAGATGCGGATTTCGCTTGGGACAAAACCAACAACCGGCTCACACTCGGTGTTCCCTTGACTACCACGGGGAGTCTGAGACTAAACGTGAGTGGGGATGCCAACACTACTACTTTGCAAGCTGGCGATACCCCTGCGAGCGACGTTCTTTATAAGCTACCGGCAGATGATCCGGCTGCCAACGAGTTCCTCAAAGTGACATCGTTCGGCGCTGGGGTAGCGGTGCTCGAATGGGCAGTGGGTTCAGGGACTATCACTGGTTCTGGCGCGGCGAATCAAGTTACCTACTGGACGGGGGCCTCGGCTATCGCTGGAGAAGCAGCTTTCACCTACACCGCCGCGTCCGACTCCCTCGCGCTCACCGGAAACGCAACCTTCAACCAAGGATCAACCTCAGTAGTCGCGCTCACGGTACAGTCCATTGCAGCGGCGACGGCGGAGATGATTCAGATAAAAGATTCCGGTGGGAGCGTGCGGGGAGGTTATTCGTTCGCAGGCGCGCACTTCTATCGGGGATTCTCCTCCGCTCCCACGGCCTCGCTCGCCAACGACGGCAAATTGTACTATGACATTGCTGGGGGAACGATCACGCAACAATTGTTGCTCTCAAAAAACACCGGGACTTATAACCCAGTCGTCGTAGACAATACCGCTAGCCACACGGCCAACATCCTGAAGAAAGCCTCGGCAACTTCGTGGGAGATCACTGATTCCACTCTGCGAGATAATGGAACATTGGTGCAATTCGGAGGCACGTCTTCGACGTTCCCTGGGCTGAAACGGTCATCCGCAACAATCCAAGTACGTCTAGCTGACGATTCGGCTTTTGCCACAATCTCTTCGCTCAACCATATCCTCAACAACACAACCAATAGCAACACCCTAACACTCTCTCCAGGGGTTACAACTACAAGTTACACTTTGACCTTCCCACTCGCAGCCCCCGGCAGCACTCAGTGTTTGCAAATGGATTCCAGTGGCAACCTCACCACCACGGGTTCAGCGTGTTCGGGCGGAGGCTTGCCGGTTGTAGACACCACCTCCATAGTTGAGGGAAGCGGTGATCCGACAAAGGAGATTAGATTTGAAGTTGACGGCTTGACGACCGCGACGGTTCGCGTATTAACGCCTCCTGACGCTAATATCGTCATTGCAGGTTCGGCATCTGCGCTTACTTCTGGGCGTGTGCCTTTTGTAACCACTGGTGGTTTGCTGCTTGATAGCGCCGACTTTCGCTACACGACCGGCAGCACGCAACTTGAACTCGGTACGGCGTCTTCGACCACCGGTAAGCTTAGGCTGGCAGTGTCGGGGGACGCGAATTTCTCCATCTTGCAAGCTGGGGACGCTCCTGCGAGTGATGTTACTTACAAATGGCCAGCGGATGATCCGGCAGCCGCCGACTTCCTGAAAGTTACATCATTTTCCGGTGGAGTTGCCGTACTTGAGTGGGCGGTAGGTGGAGGGGCATCCCCGCCATTTGTTGATACGACTTCTATCGTGGAAGGCTCGGCAGACGCCACGAAAGAGATTCGCTTCGAGGTTGATGGACTCACTACTGCGACTGTCAGAGTGCTGACTCCACAAGACGCTGACTACACGCTCGCTGGCACCAACATTGTTCAGTCCTTCACCGCGAACCAAACCATCGCCAGCGCCACGCCACTCACGCTCACTCAAAGCGTCTCCACTTCAGGTTCACCAAATTTAGGTATCTTTACTGGCGGAGCGCACACCACCCTCGCTGCCGACACTGAAGCTTCTGACGTTCTATTTAACCTTAATCGTACTGTGCAATTCACTGCTGGGGGCGGCGCGTTTAACCTTCAGCGGGTTTTTAGATTGCGTGCTCCTACCTACTCTGCGACCTCCGCTGAAACTATCGGGGAAGCGGCTTCCATCTACGCAGATTCACCTTCCGCAGGCACGAATATGACACTCACGTCATCTTTGGTCGCTCATTTCCTGCCAACGGCGAGTGCTCACAATGGATTGTTGATTGAGAACCAGGGCGCAGCGCCTACAGGTGTTTATCTCTCGATGGGGCCATCCGGTTCCACTGATTACGTGAAGTTCAAGGGGGCGGTCAGCGGGGGCGCGAACGTCATAGATACGTTCTTCGCCAATGCCACGCTGGTCACGGGCGACACAGCCGGATTTGTTCACTACCCATCCGCTGCGGGCGTTCCTACCGGCGTCCCCGCGAACCTCGTCACCAACGTCATCCCCACCACCATTGATCGCACCAACAATCGCTTCTATGGCTATCTTGGAGGGGCTTGGGTGAACTTGAGCGGGGGCGGCTCGTCTCTGCCGGTAGTAGACACGACTTCTATCATTGAAGGCTCATCTGACGCCACGAAGGAAATCCGCTTTGAGGTTGATGGCTTAACCACTGGAACGGTCCGCGTTTTGACTCCTCCCGACGCTAACATAACCATCGCCGGTATAAATCTTGCGCAAACCTGGACGGCTACCCAAACCTTCTCTAGCATCGTTTATAGGGGCACGCTGGCAACCTTTTCCGCCAATGCCAACGAACCCCCCGCTAGCTCCTTCGCCACGCTTGACACCCGCAACGCCCATCAGGTGCTCAACTTCGACGCGGCGACCGACGAGAACTCTGTATTCAGCGGGGCGTTGGATCGCAAGTACACCGGCAACGGCATTACTCTCACGATTGTTTGGGTGGCGGCTACCGCAACCAGCGGCGATGTGGTGTGGAACGCCGCATTCGAGCGGATTGACAACGGAGGACTGGACATTGACGCCGATTCGTTCGCCACGGCTCAGGCCGCGACCTGCACGGCCAACGGGACTAGCGGCATCACGCAATATTGCGTGATCACTTTTACCGCCGGTGCGCAGATGGATTCGCTGGCGGTCGGAGAAGCTTTTAGGATAAAGGTAACTCGTGATGCAGATGCGGGCGGCGACACAATGACCGGCGATGCGCAATTGCTGAGAGTAGAAATAAGGGGGACTCCATAATGAGAAAGCTATTCATATCACTGCTATTGTTGTGCGCGTTGCTTGCTCCGGTGATGGGCGCGCGTTCCTTTAACGGCACATCTGATGCAATGAGCGCAGCAAGTGTTGACTTATCCGGCGTCAACAAGATCACTTTGGTCTTCTGGTTGTATTGGGATTCATTCACTAACAACGACGACCTGGCAATGGAGTTTACTGCGAACTTCAGCGCGTCCACTGGCGGCTTCTATCTTGATCCCAACAGCAGCACTAGCGGAACATTTGAGCTTGGACTGAAGGGTGATGTCGGTATTTATAGTGGGCATTTTCCAAGACCAAGCGCGGCGGCGTGGCATCACTATGCCATCGTTTTTGATAAAAGTCAGACGGTTGAGATCGGCGCGGTTTATGTAGATGGCGCATCACAGACCGTGACTCCAATCAGTACGAATGACAATACCAACAACTTTGCCAGCAGCACGTTGTATTTTATGAGCCGAAATGCTTCTACGTTATTTGGCGCAGGCCGAATGGCGGACGCCGCCATCTATCCTGGTATAGTTTTCTCCGCAGACGACATCAATGCGCTAGCTAAGGGCGCATCACCGCGAATGGTGAGACTGACGGCAAAGCCTTACTATTGGTCAATTCTCGGACGCGCTTCACCAGAGCCTGAGCTATTTTACGGCGCAACGGCGGCTTTAACTGGTACGTCGCAGGTAGAGCATCCGCGCATTTTTTACCCCCATACCTCAAGATAGGATACCTCATACGCAAAAATGCAACGCCTGCGGGCACTCAAAACTCATCCACGTCATCGGCTGGCGCAAGGGGTGTGCGAAATGCGGTTGCACGGCCTTTATCGCAATTGGTAATATGCTAACCAGCATTTACCATTTTCTAACCAATAAAAAGGAGAATATCTAATGTCGGTTGCACAAACACAGGTTGAAACAAAAGCATTTTGGAAGTCGAAGGCATTCTGGGCCGCGCTCGTTGCGGCAGCGGCGATTGCTTTCCCAAAGTATGCTGAGCAATTGAACGCTTCCCTGGATGACGCAATTGCCTTAGTCGCAATCGTGGTTGGGTTGTATGGTCGGTGGACCGCGAAAGCTCCGTTGGCGTCTACGTCTGCAACCAAGACTTCTACGAGCGCGCTTGCGTTGGTGATGGCGTTGGCGGTTGTGGGAGTTGCGCAAGAGCGACAAGTGGGGTTGCACATCAGCGGCGGAACCACTTCGGACAACCGCAATCAAGGAACGGAATTCGGCATCGGGGTTGATGGCTCGGTTCCAGTTGGGACTAAAGTGGTTGCTGTAGGAGGATTGAATTTCAATCGCTTCAAAGACGAACCCACTTCACTAACCGCGCATACGGTTGGCGCACGCGGGGAAGTTCGTTACTATCCGATTAACAATGGATTCTTCGGCTTGAAGCCCTTCGTCACAGCCGGACTTGATCTTACTCGCTACAAACTCCAGATCATCAAACAAGCGTTTCTCTCACCTACCTTGGGCGCAGGCGTCAACTTCCAAGACAAGTACGTTCTCCAATACTTCTACGCCTTCCCGGACGTAGTTTCCGCCGCCGAACTTCGCGCGCACGTTCTACGGGGCGACGCTTACATTCCACTTGGAAAATCCTGGCGCGGACGCCTAGGTATCGAATATCAGCGCCAACGCTCCATATTCCCAGTCGGCTCAAATCAGTTCCGAGGAACCATTGGCGTGAGCAAGGTCTTTTAGCCTTGTCGCGTAATGATGAGCAACCGGAGGCGCAGAATCCCCCATTTTTGGTGCCCAGGGATGCCTACAGCAATGCCAATTGATTCCGACGTGCTAACGCTCTTTCGTCAGATAGAGAGTGAAATGAAAGCTATCGCCAAGGACGTGGCGGTACAAACGGAACGCATCACCAATGTACAACTGGTGGCAACCGAGACGAAATCCGACCTCAAGGAGTACAACCGCCGCGTGCTGTGGTGGGCGTTGGGATTGCTGACTGCGATTGCATCGGTAGCGTTAGGAGCAGTGTTTAAGGTCTTTCCTTAACAACAATATGTGGCTCTCAAATCTCTCTAACTTCCTCACGCTTTCCTCAGACAACCTCACGCTGTTCTATGTGTGGTTGGGGTTAAGGCTGTTGGGTGCGATGGCGACGGGACTCCTTGCGCACTATACACTCTATCTTAAATACCAAATAGCAAAACGTCTTCGGAAGCCGCTTCCAGTCAGCGATCAAATCCAACTCCGACAGCTTTCTCGATTACTAAAGTGGATCGCAATCGCTTGTATTGCGCTCGTAGCCGAGTCTGTTCGCGTAGTCATATTCGCGCCGAGAAGCTCAACGGACTGTAACATCGTATGCGTGTCTGCGAACGACCTGTTGATGCGGATAGCCACGACGGGGTTTCGCACGGTTGCAGTTTGGCTGTTGGTAGCATTTTTGTTGCGCTGGGTGAGTAGGACGGTGGCGGAGGATGTGATAGAATCCTGATAGCAAATCGAAAGAAAGGTGCCTTAACGATGAACAAAAACGGAGAAACAACGACGATGATTAACTATTGGATTAACAAGATTTTTGGCAACAAGCTGGTAGCCGTAGGCGCAACCGGCGCGCTCGCAATGGCATTGGCGTTTGCTGTTGTGGGTGTAGGGGCGCAATCGCCGTCGCAAGGGCCAGCGCAAGCTGCCCAACCGACGAAAGCTGCTAAAGCTTCCGTTACCCCTGATCCCTTGGCAATCACCGCTGACGAGATCAAGCGATTCCAAGCGATCCAAGCGGACGCCAAGCCTTTCCAGGATGAAGCCCGTGCAAGCTACCAACGGCTTACTACGGCTAAGACTTCCAGTGAGCGGTGTGCAGCGGCGACTGAGCACGTCTTGGCGCTCTCACAACTCCAACCCATCAGCGTTCGGGAGCAGCAATGGATAGCAGACGTGCGACGAGCGCACAATTGCGAGGGGTGTGAGATCGTGGAAGGTAAGTTGGTCAGACCAACAAAGGAAGCCGCTTCCCAAAGTAACGACAAGTAATTACTCGCAATGCCGTATGCATCGCAAACCCTAACGACTCTCTCAGAATCCCTGGCGCGTTCGCTGGGCGATCCGCTATTTACCTTCTGGGTCCAAGACGAACTCAAACGCTATCTGAGAGAGTCTTTGCGCACTTGGGGATTCTATGCGAGCTATTGGCGGGCGCGTAGGCAGTTCGCCACCATCACCAACCAACAGATTTATGATTTGTCGTCCGCAGCCTCCCTCGGAGCTACGCCGTTGCTTGTCGTGGAGAGCAACCAGTCCGCTCTTATAAACGACATTCAATACGCGCTCGTCGAACCATTCAGCGACTTCACTTCCAGCGGTTACACTTACACCAACTTCCCCACCACAGGACAGTTCTCCGCGACGCAAATCAACGACGCCGTTATCCAGGCGTGCGCGCAGTTTCAGTTTGACGTGGGGATGGTTTTGAGCGAAGAACTTCCACAGAGCATTCCCTCCGCTCCGAGCTACATCCTGGAACTAGACAACGGCGTAGCCGACGTGCGGCATCTCCAACTCAAGTTCGTCACCCCCGGCGATCCCTCATTCAACAACAAACGCATCACCCTCCGCAGGCAAGACGAATTCGACGCCCAGTACAACCGGCTCGCCGTGGGGAGTTTGGTAAACGAGGGAATCCCCTACGCTTACTCGTTCTTGCTGCCCAACACGCAGCCCTCGTTGCGACTGATCCCCCCGCCCAATATCAGCGCGCTTGCGGAGATTATCTCCATCCGCTCTGACCGCTTCCCCGCGACGGACTGGCAATACGCTACAAAATGGCTAGCCCTCCATTTCTTACTGTCTGCCGATGGCCAATCCCGCGACCACGCCCGCGCAGATTACTGTCGCAAACGCTACGAAGACGCTCTCTTGCTTTCGCGCATCTCGCCGTCCGTGCTAGTCGCCTACGTGAACAACGCCCCCGTTCCGGTCATCCAAGTTTCGGATATGGACTCGTGGGAACCGGGTTGGCAAAACGTCGCAGCGGGGATGTCTAGAGCACTCATTGCTTACGGTTGGAATATCTTCGGCCTACACCCAAAGCCAGATTCCACGGGTTACGCTATTTCGCTGGAGATGAATATCGAAGCCCCCATCCCGGAAGTGGCTTCCTTACAGATAGCGAATGAGCACGTCCAGTCCGTCTTGGACTACGCGCGACACTTGGCGGTCTTTAAACTCGGCGGCGCGGAATTTTTCGCAACTCAACCCCTCTGGGAACGCTTCTTCAAGGCTGCTATGGAATATAACAGTAAGCTCGCAGTCGAAGCGCGCAACTTCAACACTATGAAAGATATAAGCAGTCGGGACAAGGAAGCCCGCTACCAACGACGCATAGACACTGACAGTTCCGATTCCATCACAGGAGGCTAACAACAATATGGCTTGGGGTAGCGGGCTTGGCGATGCCTTTCAACGCCAGCCGCTCAAATTTTACTACAAAGGAATAAACGTCGCTCGTCCAGTCAACTTCTTGGAAGATGGCTACTATCCATTTGCGAAGAACATACGAAGCTATGTGGAAGGTCAGATAACTACCAGACCTGGCTTTACTAATATAAGCGGTGGGTATTTGAACATCCACAGTATTCATCGCCTCAACGACGTTCCCCGCAACGACTACACCTACATCGTCGGCGCAGACAACGCCATCCTATTCGGCAAAACCGTCCTCGTGTTCTCCGAAGCCGGATTCAGCGGCCTACCCTTGATGGCCGTCGAAGGCCGACCGGAACGCTCTCCCTCCCCCTTGCTCTACCTAACGGACGGGACCCGAATGAGGAAGTTTGATGTGTTGGGAAATGGGCAGCAATGGGGGATATTCCCGCCGCGCGAACAGTGCTCCGTCACTCTCTCTCCAGCGTTGTATAATTCCATCACGGACTGCACCAGCGCCAACCCCCAAGCGACGGCAGAGAATGGAAACGTTTGGAACAAAAGCGTCAATGCTTCCACATTGACGCAAACCAACCGCACGAACACCACAATAAACAACATTGTTTACGACTCTGGCGCGGTTGGGTATTGCAACATAGTTCCTGCTAGCCAAGGAACCGACATCCAACCTGGACAGCGCATCTTGATAAATAGCGGCGGCGGAACCGCTGAATACGTTGCGGTTGAGCAAACCTTTCCGCAAATCAAATCAACCACCATCGAAGGAATCGTTTATGAAATCGGAGCAAGTGGATTCTGCACTATCCAACTCGCAACTCCCGTTACTGGGTTGCTAGTCAACACTCTTGTACAATTAGCTGCAACCGAGATCGTCCGCGTTCTCTCCGTCACAGACGGTCCCGACGGTAAACCTTGCTTCCGCTGCTCCACCACGGGAACTTTCACTGCGGGGCAAGCCGTCACGGGGTTTAGAAACTTCCGTTGTTACACAGTCAGTAATCATATTGCAGCCGAGACGCTTATCACTAAAGCTTACGAATCAATTATTACTCCCGCTGGAATTGGAAACATTCGCCACAACATTGCACGAGATTTGTCGGCGGCTGGTTCGCGCCCGATCACAGATGACGACGAAATCTGCGTAGGCGTCTATCTCTCCGACATAACCAAGCTTATCGAAGGAAGAATATTCTTCGATGTAGACCCTAACACTACCACGACGTATGCGGCCACGGATTTATCACGGAATTATTACTTCTATCCATTTCGTACCGCTGATTTGCAACGCTATGCTGTCTCCACTAACACCACAACGCAACTCCAAGCGAGCTTTCAGAACGTCCAGTCTTCGCAGTTAGATCGCTTCAACGAACGATCATCCAGGCAGCAGATCGAGCAATTTCAACCCAGAGGCATCCTTCCAACGCGAGTCCGGCAACAAATATTGAATAGGCTCGCGGAGCAAGACGGCAACACTGGCCAGGGAGGGGGACTATTCACTGCTCCCGTTCGGGATAGCGGAGAGTTCCAAGTGGGATCGGGGCAGGAGCAGTGGTATCAGTTGCGGATCAAGGTCGGCGATCTCATCCGCGTCGGAACTGACCAGTCTCGCTCCTTGAAGGACTGCACATCCTTTATGATCAACTTCAACGTCTCTGACACCACTACCATCCGCTTCTCGTCGGTGTGGATCGGAGGCACGTATGGCCCGGACGCCGAAATTGACTACGATGTGCTGGGAAATGCTTACTACTACCGCACAGTCGGACGAAATTCCTCAACTGGAGAGATGGGATTACCGTCGCCACCGACGCGCGCAGGCGTAGTCGGTCGTCGGCAACAACGTACTATCACCTGTCCCTTGCACCCAGACCCTCAAGTGGACAAGCTCGACATCTACCGTTACGGAGGCACGCTGCTCCAATGGATTTATCTCGCAACCGTAGACAACACCGGCTCTCCCAGTTTCGTAGACAACCTCACGGACGGAAGCATCGCCAACAATCCCTTGCTCACGTTTGACCGCTTTCCTCCCGTGCCCACAGCCGGTATCCCCAGAAGTGGAACGTGCAACGTCGTAGGCACACGAGTGACTATTACTGGTGGAAGCGCGTTTACCACGAACGACTCTCCGGGTAACGAGATTATAATAAACGGCAAAGCTTACTTGACGTATGCGATGCCTGAGAGCACAACAGTCACGGAACTCACGCAATCGGCGGGGACGGCGACTGGCGCGGTGTGGGAGATGCCGAACCCGATTGTGATGGGGCAACCTCTGCCAACGGTGTTTGGACCTTATGGCCAAGGGCAGTTCGGGTTGTTCTACTTCTTCCTTGGTGACTCACTCAACCCCGGCGTGCTCTACTGGTCCAATGGGAACGACCCTAACAGTTGCTCAGACTTGAACTACCTGGAAGTCGCTTCCCCATCACAACCTCTCATCGGCGGTTGTATCTACGACGGACGGCCCTACGTGTGGACAACGGAGAAGATGTACTTGATTTCGCAGAACTTCTCCGCCCAACCGGGTCAGCCGCAGTTCATCTCCCAGGAAGTCGCCAACGGCAAGGGAGCTTGGACACGCCGAGGGATCACCGTGGACACCCTTATCTACTTCATCGGTAAGGATGGGATTTACGAGTCCGAGGGCGGACAACCACGATCTATTACAGATGATACCCTTTTCCCTCTCTTCCCTCACGACGGTCAAGAAGGAACTCCCACGTCGCTCGCAGGCGGCTTGCCCTCGCCTGCCTACACCAAGCCCAACTCGATGATGCTTGACTCGGACGGACAGTACCTTCGCTTTGTTTATCAAGACAGCAGCAATCAATGGAATATGCTTGTTTGGGACAAAGCTAAGCGTCGGTGGTATTACGACGTTTACTCCGACGGTGGGGTGCGAGTTGTTTACTCCGACAAAGGCCCAACACGCTATAAAATCCTCTTCGGCACCGTTGGGTTCACGGGCTTTGGATCGTTCGTCTCTTACGGCGGCGCGATGGACAACCTTGATCCCATTCAAGCTCGCATACTTACGCTTGCCTTTGACGCCAACGACCCACGATCCCAGAAACGCTTCGGGGATCAAATGTTTGACCTCGCCACGGGAACGGTAGCGGCGAACGTAAACATCTATAAAGACAACTACACCAACCTTGTCGTGGCGAACTCGGTTTTCTCCATTGGCAGGGGCATACAGATTATAGACCTCGTGGAGGGGGACGAACTGTTCGCGGTCAACATCGGCATTGACATCATCCACCCTGGAACGAACGGTGCGCGACTTGAGTTGTACGAGTGGCAACCCTCGTGGATTCCTAAGCCTGAGCTTACATTCTTGAGAGCGACCGATTGGGAACTCTCTGGGGATATGGGGGCCAAGTTCCTCCAAGGCGTCATAATCGAAGCTGACACCGAAGGAGTCCAACGTGAGATACAGTTGGAGAGCGGCGACCAAGGGGTTATTCAATCGCTATTCATCAACCACGACGGGCAATCCGTGAAGTCGTATGCGCTCGAAACCCCCGTGATAGGAAGCAGCTTCCGCCTGCGACCAGTGGATGACTTTGTGGACTGGCGGATATTCAACGTTACTTTCGTACACGAACCTGCGCCGGAACTCGTCAAAGTGTGGAAAACCCAAGCTACGACACACGATGTTTGCGGCTGGCAGATTCTCCGCGAAGCCTACATTACCGTCGCTTCCACTGCCGAAGTCGTCTACAACATTCTCTGCGACGGCGCTATCTCAACCTACTTCATCCCGCAGTCCGGTGGGGAGATGCGCAAGTATTACCTTCCATTGCGAGCTTTGAAGGGAAAAATCTTTGAACATCAGCTTACGTCTGTGGAAGGATTTAGATTGTTTCAAAAGGACTCGTGTGTGATCTCCGCGCCTTGGGGACGAACCAGTGAGATGATTGCCGTCAAGCCATTTGGAGGGGACAGTAGACGTATCGGCGCGACTATCTAATGTGTTTATGGGCTTGCCCTCGCAATACCCTGGACATTTGCCCACCAGATATTTTGAACATAGCCGCTAGCGCAACACATTTGAAACCCAACGTATGCAAGTAACGCACACGTTTAACATCATTGATAGTCAGCTTTTTGGCCCGCCCATTAAACCAAGAGTGGATACAGTTGGCCTTGGCCGTACACCATTCCAGGTTGATAACCGAGTTGTTCTTTTTATTTCCATCTAGGTGGTTCACCGTCAAGGGGCTATCCAATGATTCCCCCAAGAAAGTTGCAGCGACGATTCTATGAACGCTGTATGCGCGCTTTCTGCCAGCTTTGGACAGGGGAACACGGCAATATCCTAACTTGTTCGCCGAGATTTTTAGGATCAATCCTGGACGACTGGGGGAGCCTCTGTGATTTTGCCACGTTATAGAACGGCGCACACGACCTTGCGTAGATGCATCATATAGGCCCTCGAATCCCGGAATCGGCTTCCAAATCTCTTTTGAATTGTCTATGTTGGTGCTATACTTTGACTTGCTCATACTATTTGCACTCCCATTGCAAGCGGTTTGAGTTATTTGGGCAGGTAGAAATGCCTGCCCCTAATGCAATTATAGTCAGATTGTGTAGGAGAACGCAATATGCCATACGCACAAATCACCCTCGGAGCAACCCCGATGAACCTTTGGACGGTTCTTTCCGGGGGGACGCTACCCGCAGGGGTTTCGGTGTCCAAAATCTTTCCGAATCTTCCCAACGGAGCGCAAAGGATTATTTTGCAAGGCGACCCTGGCAACAGCGACAATGTGTACAAGGGCGAAGATAGCAGTGTGAGCGCCACAAACAAGGGCGAGACGATACAAGGTGGAGACACCATCTTTCTTATCTCGCAACAAGGCAAGAACAGTGAGCGAATTAACTTCTGGCTCGTAGGTGGAGCGGCATCACAGAAAGTAAACGTAACGGTGGAATATGCTTAACAATAGAAAACGATCAAAATGGCTTAAGTGGTTGATAGGGAAGTGGCTTCCTTCCTTGGGGCTGTTACTACTGTTTGCCTGTCCCACGTTGGCCCAGTCATCCTCGCAAACCGCCCGTCGAGTCGTAACTGGCACAACCCTCCCAACAACCTGTTCCGAGGGTAGCGTGTGGGGAAAACTCACTTCCTCCCAAGGACTCTACTATTGCACCCCGGCAAACACGTGGGTGGGGCCTTTTGCCGCCGCAGGTCCGGGAACAGGAGATGTCGTAGGCCCGGCGTCCGCGACTGACAACGCCGTCGCGCGATTCGATTCCACGACCGGTAAGCTGATTCAGAACTCTACCGCCATCCTGAGCGATGCCGGAGCATTCGCGGCAGGTAATGGTTCAGCGTCGCTTCCTACGTATTCGTTCGCCTCCGATACCTCTACCGGTCTCTACCTGTCTAGCGGGAATCCTGGATTCTCTTCGAGCGGCGCGCTCAGGTATACCTTCGGCACAAGCACTCTCTCTGTCGCGTCCACCAGCGGGGCGGTTACGTTCGGTGGAGATGTTGGCGTAGCGCGGCTGGCTGCCGGGGTAGCGCGAGTAACTAACGCTTCCACTGGTGCAGGCTCCCTAATCATCGGCACTAGCGCCGGAGCAATCGGCACAAGCGGCGCGGGCGTCCTGGCGTTCACGGCTTCCACTATTCCCTCCACGTCTCCCGCCGACACAGTTCAGTTTTACTCCGGCGATTCCGCCGCCGGGAACCACAACCTCTACTCTCGCAACGAAGCGGGTGAAGTGAACCGCATTACCGGACTTGCCGCGCGCAACTCCGCGCAGTTTGATAAGACCGCTGATACCACGTTGGCAAACGTGACTGGCCTAACTCGTGATGTAGAAGCTGCAAGGGCTTATGCGTTCCGCGCCGTCATTCAAACTACCGCGCCCATGACTGGTGGACTCAAGTTGGCAGTAAGCGGAACCGCGACAATGACGGCAATCAGCTATGAAGGCCACCTGCGGATGACTACCGGCATCATCGCCACGACTCGCGCGACCGCACTCGACACGGTGGTCTGCGCGTCAACTACTACGACGACGGGAACCTGTGTCATCGAAGGGGTGATGGTGGTCAATGTAGGAGGAACATTGACGATACAATTCGCTCAAAACGCTTCCGATGCAAGCGCATCGAGTGTTTTGGCCAATCAATACTTTCAACTCATTCCGATCAGCTAACAACGCTAATATGCCAAGCGCAAACAACTTCTACCCAACCCGTCAACAAGTCGAGTCCCCGGAACAGCTACAGCGGTTCCTAACTGGGCTGGCGGAGATGGTTTATCGCCAAGATGCGCAACAATCGCAACAATCGCAACAATCGCAACAATCGCAGCAACAAAGCGCGCAAGGGGTGGAAGTGACTTCCGCAGCGGACGATATTGAGCGCCAATGGGAGTTACAGCGCGCTAACATCCTCAACGGCGTTACCACCGGCCCAGCTGCGCTCGTGCAACTCGGTGTGGACCAAATAGCAACCCGGCTATCCAACTTGGCCGCAACCTCCGTCCCAGCCGTCACCGACGACCTTACCAAAGGCTACGGAGTCGGCTCAATTTGGATCAACACTACTACCAATAACGTTTATTTGGCGGCGAACGTAAGTGCAGGAGCGGCGGTTTGGCGTTTGCTCAACTAAAGCTTGCTCAACTAAAGGAGATTGCAGAATGCCTTTTCCACTAATACCCCTAATCGGCCTCGGAGGTTCCATTTTAGGCTCGCTGTTTGGCAATCGTCGGTCACGACTGGAAAGGGACATCTCCGGGAAAATAAACCCCGTAATGGAGAACCTGATCCACTGGAGCGGGCAAGCAACTGACGCGCGCAAAGCCTTCCAACCCATCGCCATCAACGACATCTCCAAAGCGTCTGGGTTCTACAACCGCTTACTGTCCGGCAGTGGGACGCAGGCGCTTGATGAGATATTAGGTCCCCAACGAACCGCCATCAACGACAACTACACCAATATGATCCAGAATGCCGCGCGGTTCGGCGCTCGTGGTGGTGGGCGCACATCGGGGATGATGAACTTCGATTGGGCTAGGAACCGTGAACTTATGGAACTTGTTCCGCGCGCCCGCACGATGGCAGCGGAGGGACTGTTGCGCACCGGAGGCCAAGCCGGTTCGATGGCGCTAGGCTTCGGCAATCAAGCCATAGACGCTTCATCGGCGGTCCTCGGTCCTGCGCTCGGCGGTCAAGCATCACTCGCGGGCCAGCGACAGCAAGCAGGTCAAGGTTGGGGGCAGATCGGCGCGCAAGTAGGAGATTTGTTAGGGCCGCTCTTGCGCGATGTGCTTAATCGTAGAGGCGGGGGACAGATTTACGGAGCAGGAAGCACGTGGCCTGAATAACCAAAGAAGGAGAGCGAGCCTAAAATGCCGGACCCACGATATTCATCATTTGGTCAAGGAGTTCTCGGAGGACTCATTGGCAACATCCAACGCCGTCGCCAAGAAGAGTCCGAGATGGAGAACGAGTCTCGACAGAACGCGCTCAAGTGGCTTCAGACCATCCCGGCAACTGAGCACAATATGCCCATTGTTACTCGGATGGCTCTTGACATTCTCGGCAGCAAACCGAGCAAAAAGCATTGGTCAGATTCATTGTTTGGAACAGGAGTAGCAAGTACAAAGTATGTTGACGATCTGTGGACCCGACTCAAGGGCATCCTGCCCCCAAACGATGACATTGCGCAAGAGCGTCCGGCGGTCCCTCAACCACCATCTCTCCCCGCGCCATCCAGGGAATCCATTGGCAACATCCCACGAGGGGTAACAGAAGCCGTGAGTCCGGCGGCGACAGTATATGCGGGGATGGCGAGGGCAGTTGCGCCCACTGCGCGAGTTCCTCGACCAGGAATACTGGAGTTTTCATCACAGGGACAGCAGGGACAGCAGGGACAGCAGGGAAAGTGGAAAACCCTCCCACAGGTATACCAGGATGCAGAAGGAAATGACTTCCTCGTACAAATGGATGAGAAGTTAGGACAGACCCGCAAAGTCCCTCTCGGTCAAATCTCCACTGAGAAACAACTGATCGAACAGCAACGCGCACAAACAAAATCCGCCCTCGCCAAAGAAGCAATGTCTAAGGGGCTGATGGGAAAGGTGCTAGCTGCGGCGGCGCAGGCGGGTATAACCCCTGAGCAATTTTGGTCAATGCCGGTCGAAAACCAAATCCCCTTCTACAACGCCGCTGGGGGCCAGACGATGCGCTATGGCTCTGCGCAGATCGGTAACTTGGAAGCGGCTGCGGAAAAGAATAAAGCCCAAGCCCAATACTATGGTCAGCAAGCCGCGACCGCTGCGGAAACCGGAGGACTCACAGCAGGGCAGTCCCTCACAAACTTCCAGCAAAATCGCACCCAAGCCATCAAATACAAACAGGAATTCGACGAGCTAAAGGCAAAGGCGGAGGCTGCGTCCCTTGCGCTTCAGACTTACGAAGACACCCCTTCGGCTGTGAAAGGCGCTCCGAGTTGGCAACGAAGAAAGCTTGAGTTGCAACGGGAGTTTGAGAGCGCGTATGCAGCGGCGACAGCCAAGGCAACCGAAGCAGCTAAGGTGTTCCCGGACTTCCTCGAAGGCGGATCGGGAACCTCCGACGACAGCGGGCGTCCCTGGCCATACCTCAACATCCGCGAGGGGTCATTGCCGCGCGCGGGCACCTCTCCGGGAGTGGGCAATACCAACCGTCGCTTCCCCACAATCCCCCCGCTCACTATCCCTGTGCAGCCCCGGAGGTAGCTACTAAAAATGCCGCCGCAAAAACGCAAACGTCCAGCCAGACCTTTTGATCCCGCTAAGTACGTCGTTGCGCCTCCGACCGGAACCCCCCTCCCCCCAAGTGTTACAACTGCTATTGAAACAGGACTTGGGCGGCGACAACAATTTCTTACCCCTCCCGTGCGACCATTGTTACAAACGCGCACAGGCGCAATGGGGCACACGTTGACCCCTGGAGACGTGATTACCCAACGCCAACTCAGGCCCAGAACCATAGCGGACGTGGCGGCTGTTATGCGTCCCCAAACCCCAGCGGAAATCGGGGTGATGGAAAAAGCCATCGCAGGCGAGGACTCCGGCATTCTCGGAGCAATCGAGCGTGGCCAGCAGGCCGGAGCGGCGGCGCTGGGCAGAACACTAGCAGGCGCGGCTTACCTACTTGATGACATAGGGAGATCGTTTGATAAAAGCGAAGTTCAATTTCTTTCGATGTTAGAGGCGGATGGAGATTTGATCAGAGGAGCGCAAACGTGGCAGCGGGAACAGTCGGTGTTGAATAAGCTCGGAGATTGGCTTATCGGAAGATCACGAGAAGAGGCAAGCGCGTTGTCGTCCGCGCAGATGCACCTTAACCCTCTCTCGGTTTCGCCGTTGGAAGCCACTTCCGAATTCGCCGCCGCGCTCCCTGGCCAACTCGCGCCGATGATGCTATTCAAGTCTCCAACGATGGCGTTCGCGTTTCAAAAGATGGCCACCGCTCGCGCTGAGGGGATCACTGACCCCAAGGAACTCGCAACTCGTGGACTCGTAGGAGCAGTAGAAGGGCGTCTGTTCAAGCGACTGAACCAAATGCCGATGGGACCAGCGAGGGTAGGGATGCAGGCCCTCGGCGGCGCTGGGCAAGAGATGGTGGACGCTCCTCTCGAAGGGCGACCGCTCACGCCTGAGAACGTCATAAAATCCTCGCTGGCTAACGCCGCTTTGGATATGGTTATGCCCACTGGGACAGAGGCGAACCGTCCGCTGATTCCGGAAGGACTCTTTCCCAAGGGTTCGTTCTCTTGGGGGGAGCTTCCTGACAAGCGCACAGCAATTGTATTTGGTGAGCAAGCAGGACTGTTCTCCGGCATCCCCCTGCCGATAGACGAGGTAAGTCGTGATCCGGTCAACTGGTATTATTCGGCGCTTGAGCAAGTTGTAACCCAAAAGTTCCCCAAGAAGCTAACTGCGGACCAAGCAATGGGAATGTTGCGCGATCCTAAGTACGGGATTAAGGCAGAGGAATACGAATGGTCTGGGTTGGCCGAGTTGCTAGCGATGAAAGCCATTCGCGGGAAGACAGTAAGACGCGACGAGTTGTTGCAGACGATCCGGGATAACCAAGTGAGAGTGGAAGAGAAGGTTCTTGGCCAACCAACCAACGATCCAAAGACTACAAAGAGAATTGCAGACTTGACTGTAGCTCTCGATTCCCAACGTCGAGATGTGGACATCTTGCGCGAGCGCGCACGGTATGCGCTTGAGTTTGGGTCGCAAGAAAACGCAATTGCGGCTAAAGCTGCGCTTAATGACGCTGAGTTTGAACTGCACGAGCTTGGCACCGAGCTTATGCACTTGGAAAGTGGGCAGACGTTTGCGCAGCGAACGTCGCAGACGAAGTTTGAATCCTGGAAAGCGTTGCAAGGCGGGGAGCCGGGGACGTATCGGGAGTTGTTGTTGACGCTTCCACTGAAGCCTTTTCAAGAACTCTCCATACAGACACTTGATAAGGTTGCCGATAGAGCATTTGGCAGGCCCTACGAAGTACTGAGTGCGGCGGATCGCGCTGAAGCCACGAGGATGGCTAGTAATAGGGCAGCGCAGGATGCACAGTTTAGCTCTAGCCACTTCTCCGAACCCAACATCCTCGCCCACGTTCGCTTTGACGAAGGCAAAGACGCGCAAGGGAATAAAGTGTTACGGTTGCAGGAGATTCAATCAGATTGGATGCAGCAGGGGAGGGAGAAGGGCTATAAACCTGCGGATGCAGATGCGCAGTTGGAGGCGCTCGCCCAGCGAAAGCGAGACATTCGCAACCAACGTGCGCTTCGGTGGGACGATTTAACTCCTGAACAGATAATCGAACTTGATACGAGGCTGGATGCCCTAACTGACGAACAACAGCGATTGCGCGCAGCTAGTATTCCCAACGCCCCCTTCAAATCCAATTGGCACGAACTCGCCTTCAAACGGATGCTCCGCTGGGCGAGCGACAATGGGTACAGTCGGATCGTGTGGCCCACTGGGAAGCAACAGATTGACCTTTATGAAGATGCGCTGAGGCAGAATGTTGATTCTATAGATTGGGCGCAAAATGACAATGGCTCCTTCGATCTTACAGTAATCAAAGACGGGAACGCCCAAACCCTCAACGAACTCCAAGACCTAACCCTCGAACGCTTATCTGAGGTTGTAGGGCCAAGAATCGCTGAGCAGATTACAACAGGCGCAAGAGATTGGAAGGGGGATGGATTCTTTCCTACTGGGACAATAACAGGAAACGACCTCTCCATCGGCGGACAAATTCACAAGCTTCTCTACGATGAGAAGTTGCCGCAGTTCGCCAGGGGGGTGGCGAAGAAATTCGGAGGGACTTACGGTAGGACGACTATCAACGCTGGTGAGCGTCCGCCAACTCCGAACTACAGAATTATAGAAGTGGCTCGCACTGACGGCACGACGGACTATGTAGTGCAAGATTCGGCGGGAATTGACGGGGAAGAATATGGCCCATATTCAAGGCGTGGGGATGCGGAAGCCGCAAGAGAGTCCTTGATATTAAGTGACGAATCAAGGGGAGCAGCCTATGGCGAAGCGGAAGTACACTACCTCGACCTCCCTCCGAAGCTCCGAGCATCAGTGCGCTACGAAGGGCAGAAGTTGTTTGCCAACCCCATATTCGACCCCCAGATGTGGAAGCAGTTGTTCAAGGGGTTCAAGCGCGGCGCTCCCACGCCCGAAGCGCAGCAACAAGCCCGTGATGTCATAGATGAGAGCGTGAGGGAAGCGACTTCCGCGAACGAAACTTCTGCGTCCTTAGAAACCACCGCCCGCGCATACGACCTCTCCAAACAAGCCCGAACGGAAACTCGCAAAGAGTTACGCAGACTTGAAGACCTGCGTAAGGAATCCGGCTACCTCAACCCAGAGCGCCTAGCTGAGCTTGACGCGCGAATCAACGCGGTTCGGGAGAGCCGCAAGCAAACCCTCGAAGAATCCCAACACGCGCGCAGGCAATTCAAGCTCGCCGAAGCCGAAGCTGTCGCTGAACGCAAACGCCAAGAAGCAATCCCCGCGCGCCAGCGGTTGCAGACTCTAGACCTTTCGTACAGGGTTGATCCTGACGTTCCCTATCTGGAAGAAATCACCAACGCCAAAGGCGTCGCTAAGCAGTTCTTTAAAGCAGCGAAAGACGCGGTTGCCGCTGAGGGCTACGAACTCGATCCGAACGAACTCGTAATTACCCAATTGGTGCGGATGGCCAAGGAGAAACGAATTCCGCTCTCTCAATTCAACGAAATTTTCGAGCGTGAGGGAATAGACGCTACTCAGTTCCTAGACAAGCTCCGTCAAGACGTTTCTACCTCTGCTGCGGAACTCGCTTACCTCTCCCACATCCGCCGAATGGTGAACGATCTCGCTAAGGTGAATCCTCGACTCGCGGAAGCCATTTCCGAGCAACTCCCCTCCCTAACCGAACTCAACGGAATGTTCCGCGAGCGCAGCAATTGGGACAGGCTTTCAACCGTTTACCAGGGACTCTTGGTGTCGGCTTTTGAAACTGCGCAACGAAATCTCTTAGCGACTGGGATCGTCACGGGGATGGACTCCCTCGGACAGCTATTCGACTCCGCCGTTCAAAATATTCTCGGCGCAAAACGCTTTGACAACCGCAACGCCCTCTCTCCCACGCTTGCCATCCGTCCTTTCATAAACCTCTTTGGGGAAGCTATTAACTCTCTCCGTTCCAGCAACTACAAGCAAAACGTCGGCAAGGTTTCCAACCTCGTAGACCAAATGGCAAAGGCTTTCCCGGAAGAAGTTGACTATAAGCTTTTCCAGATTCTCAATGCGGACCTGGAATCCCCCGCTGCCGTTGGGGAAACCACTCCGCAACTTCTCTCTCGTTGGAAGTCGGAAGCCAGCGCGATGCCCAACGACGCTCCGAAAAAGCAAAAGCTACTAGACGCCATCACCAAAGCCCAAGCGAGATATGACCGCTCACAATCCCTCGTCACCAAGGGCTTCATCCAGGCCGAAAATGTCGTTCACACGCTAACTTGGGCGAACCGAGCGCAAGAGCAAATTTCCCGTAGGGCGATCTTTGAGGCTAAGTTACGACGTTATGCTATGGAGGGAGGCATAGATTTAGGGGGGTTGATCAAAGAAGGTAGAGCAGCGGAACTCCCTGTGGAGATTGTGACTCGCGCTGCTGATGAAGCCCTTCGCATCACGTTTGGTCGCAGACCTGAAAAGGGAAGCAAGGGCGATCTCGTCAACAAAGTTCTCAAAGGCAAGGTGGGAGCCGCGTTCAAGCTCGGAGTCATTCCCTTTCCGAACTTCCTCATCAACAACTTCCTCCGATTTCAGTATGAATACTCTCCCCTAGGCGTTCTCTCGTTGATGTCGGCAAAGGAAAGAGCGAACGTCGCTAAGGGGGATATGGGGGTATTTTGGAAGTCGCTGATGGGAACCGCGATCTTCGGCCTGGCGTCCCAGATGCGCCACAGCTTCTACGAGCAACAAGGCTCGCAGATGACTGAGGATGAGGAGTCCCGATTTGCAAAGTATCCTCGCAAGCTCCTCGGTAAGCCTCTCTCGAAAGTCGCACCGTTCTCCGCTGGAGAAAAGTGGAACGAAGTTAAAGTCGGAGGGAAAAACCTGGACGTTCGCTTTACTCCGTTCGCCCCAGCATTCTACGTTGCGGACTTATTGGAGAGAAACAAACGCGGACTTGGAGCATTGACCGCGCGTGAGGGAGCAGAGGCGTTCGGTTTCGGCTTGCGTGGGATGGAACAGCAAGCGGACATAGTGACGAATGCCATTGCGGGGATTGGCAATGCTGAGAAAGAAGCTAAGTCTGATAAGCTCGCCGGGCAGTACCTCGGCGCGATCACAGCGGGATTCCTAACTCCCTTGAAGCAAGTTTCCGACCTAGCGTTGTTTTGGAGCGTGGAGGAGCACAAACAGCGAGACTTGGAGGGAGAGGGGTTTGGAAGCGGCTTCCGCAACCAACTACAGAATAGAGTTCCTTATTGGAAACAATCCCTCCCGGAAAAAGAAGTCCCCACGCGCACTCAGGCCCCCTCCCGGTCAATGCCTCTCGTTCGCCAACTAACCGGAATCCCCTTCGTTGAAGAGCGCAACTATCTCGAAAAGGAAATGGAAACCCTCGGCGTTCGCTGGAATGACGTTGTACCGAAGGTTGGCGACCCGCGAGTTGACCGGGTGATAGCGAGAGAACTCGGCAAATTTATGCCGGGAGTTGTAGACGCTCTCGCTGCTGACAGCAATTTCACTTCCAAAACTGCTGAGGATCGCCGACAAATCCTCATAGACGTTATCTTCCCTGCGTACTACCCGGACGTGCGCGAAGCGGCAATGGCGGAGTTTCCAGACGCGCTGCTCAAGGCGGAGATTCTGCGAGAGTTCACCCGCGAAGAGCGCAACGTCGAAAACCGCAAACGCAAACGACAAGGCAAGCCGTCGCTTGAGGAAGAAGCAAAACAACTTGCGCCATCGGCAACCGTAAAGCCTTGACCTCTCTTGCTGGGTTGCAGTAGTATTTCTCTATGCTCAGCGCGCGCTGAGCATTGGTTCTTTGGCACAAACACAAAAGATCGTCATTCACGAACAATGGCTACCCACATTGCCCTGCGCAAAGGGATGCCGAGGGTGATAGGGAGAGAAGACGAGCAATCTAACGTAAACCAATTAGGGCGAAAGAAGGTTTGCGGGCACAAAATGTGTGTACCTATCAAAGTGGGAAAAAGCCGTTTGCAATCGAGAGAAAGTGAACGGCTTTCTTTTGTAGCGTGTAAGCTCATAGCAACAGTTCGCCGGCCTTGACAATGGCAATGATAACCACCGTTCCCACTAGGGCAATGAATAGCCAAAACAGGACCTTATTCGCCAACTTTATCTTTTGCTCGTGTTTCATCCTTACCTCCCCTGCGCAACTCCCACACCTAATCGCTCCTATCTCAGTCGTGAACCCTACCCCACACCTACCGCAATGATACGTGAGGTTGACTACCGCCGTGAGTTGCTCGTGGCACTGCCGAGCGAGGTAGGAAGTTTCGTAGAGTTCGCCGCAGACAAGGCAGTTGTAGTTGGAAATTGTGATGGTTATGGGTTTCATTTCCTTAGCGTAGCCTCTCCGAGGTTCCGTAAGGTCGAGGGCTGTTGTTGGGAGTGCTTATTGGAGTGGAGCCGGGAGGTTGCTTGGGTTGGCTGTCCAAATCCAAAAGCCATCCGCTGAACACCCAGATGCCCCAGATTGCCAACACGCTCAATACAATAGTCACTACCCACATTAGAGTATTGTTTCCGCCTTCGCCGTTGCCTTCATTGTCGGAATAGTTGTTGGTTCCGTTGTTAGCCATTTTAGTTATCAGCCTTTTCTGGCACCGATTTGGTTTCGAGTTTGGCAGTCAGGGAAGCGGCTTCCTTCTCGGCTACCACGATTGCTACTAGATACGGCGTGAAAACTTTTAGGGCTTCCCGCGCAGATGCGTCTAGGGTTTTGCCTCCTAGTTCCATTCCGCGCCGGATGAACTCACGAGCGTTGTCGAGTTTGCTTCCTTTGGTGTTCATAGTTTGACCTCCTTCAACTCTCCAAGATTCGGCCCCACGTTAATCTCTACCCCAATTACTAACCCGTCTGGAAACGTCTTATTCACTAGCTTCCTCGCTGGGCGCTCCATAATTTCCTTGATCTTGGAAATGGCTTCCTCCAAGTATTCGTTAGGACAGTCGAAGTACAGCGCATCGTGCAAGTTATTATTAAGTCTGTACTTCTCCGCTAATCCTTCAATCTCCAAGTCCAACATAGCCTCTCTCATCTTCCCAAAAGCATCTCCCTGAACCGGATATGCCAGCGCCCTCTCTGCATCATCTCCCGCAGTCATCCGTCCATTCTTAGCGTCCCACCGCTGCACATTCCAGAACCACCGGATTCCGCCATACCTGTGCGCCAAGAACCCTTGCCGGTGCGCGAGGTCCTTAATATGTTGTTGCCACTTAGGAATGTTCGGGTAGATACGCTTGATCAAATCAATAACATCCTGAGCTTCTTTTTGATTGTCGAAGCTGCCACGATTGAGGTCGAACAGCTTTCTAGCGCCGAGGCCGAGTTGTATTCCAAGCAAACAATTAGACACTAGCTTGCCGCTAACAGTGAACCGGTGTCTGGGTCCCGAATTAAGGATGTCATATACCCGAACTTTATTAAACGATCCTGTCGCCCTCGCCAATTCTTCGTGCCCTTTTTCGCCGCAGCCTTCGCCTGTTCTATTATCTGCTCGCCAGTCATTCCCCAATCGCGCACCAACCGTCTCGTCCAACTTTCCGTAAATGGACTGGGGAACTCTATCATTAACACTTGCTCGCCGTAGAAGCTCATCCATACATTGTCCGACTTGTTTCGCATTTGCTGCGACCTCGAAGCCAGCCGCAAGTTCCCAGGCTCGTAATGCCCGTCGTTGTCTATTCGATCTATTTCCACTCCGTTGTAGTTCTCGTGCGGCAGGTTCTCCACTATCCATCTGGTGAAGTGCTCTCGTGAGTTGAAGTTGCATTTGATCCCCCGCCCACCGTAGCGATGAAAAGCTGGATTGGTCGGATTGTAACAACGAGCTACTATGGCGTCGTAACGCCGACCAATTTTCTTGGAGTGAGGAATCTGATTTGCCAAGTCTGCGCACTTCCTGCAACCCTTCTCCTTGATGGTTCTTAGCCAACAACGATCTATCCAAGCCTTCGCGCCACAAACCTGACATTGGCAGTGATGCAATAGTCTCTCGCGCCGATTGCTGCCGCCCCTTGGCACCCGTTTGATCGTCGCTGATATAACAACCATCTGTCCGAATCGCTTTCCAATCATCTCCTGATCTTTCGAGCCTAAGTGATCCCGATGCTGCTTCCCTGAGCGATACCTTCCGCTTGCAGGCGGTGTAGACTTCGTGATCTGGCGTAGCTTTGAGTCCGTCATATTCAATAATCTCCTTCTCTCCAAGACATACAACCCCGCCGTGGGAAACCCATTCTACTCCATCCCAAAGTCGGTCGTCAATCGAGACGGCTTGGATTGGGACCAGACCTCGTTGGGTTAGCACAAGTTCCCCTTCGGCAATGCAGGGTTTTGCTTGTTTGTTGCGAACCCGGAGTCGGTCTTTATCGGACTTTAACCACTTGAAGTAATCACGTAGTTCCCCGTCTTCCATAGAGAAAAGTTTTTCAGGGCTTACCAACTTGAGCATCAACGCCGCTACGGTAGAGTGCCCGTCAATGCAGGCCATCCGATAATAGGAGATGTCTTCAGCCTCGAACGCGAGGGTCTTCAAGTGGCAGGCAGAGTAGTCAGCGGCGATCAATGTACAACCTGAAGATGCTACTTGAAGCTTTTTGAATTTCTTAGCAAGCTCACTATGCACAGGCGCATTCATAACGTTTGGGCGGATGGCAGCCAGTTGCCACGAAGCGGGAGAGAAGGTGTAGGTTGTATGAACTAGCCCATTGGAGTCTGGTTGCCAACCTTCTATGTAAGTCGAGCCGATTTTGTTCAGTTGTCGGTATTCGATGCTCTGTTCTATCAACTTCACCAGCGAGAGCTTTTGTTCTATCTTTACGAGATCGTCGTCTGTGGGGCGCTTCTTTGCTTTGAGCTTGTCCGCTTCTTTGTGAAGCTTCTCGATCAGCTTCTCTAACTCTGGACGCGCGGTGGTGTCGTCATCATCTAAATTCTTGGGAACCTTTTCGCCAAAGTGAACGATTAGTTTCTTTAAGTGCGCGGTTGAGTTCGGCAGAAACAAGTCAACCCGATGTAAAGAGCCGTTGTCGTAGCGCCACTGCTTACCTAGCTGTTCAACCAGGTCTCTTCGCTGTTCAATGGTAAGCGCGATGTGATGGTCGGCGGTAGCCACGCCCATTGTCACGACCGGAAGCCGCTTCCCGCCCTTTTTGCCGATGATAATGTTAGCCTCCTTAACAGCGGAGAGGTACTCCTTGCACTCATCAGGCCAGTCTTTGTAAACCTTTCTAGGTTTCACTACCTCCGGGACTTCCGCTTGCAATTGAGTGTTGACGACTTTCTTTTGCTCTTCGATCTCCACTCGAAACTGCTCTCTCGCTTCGAGGTCAAGTCGGATGCCACGGGTTTGCATTCCTTCCAAGATAGGCTGTAGCCCCAAGACCATCTCGACGTAGCTATCCCAAACCCCCCGCTTGCGCATATCTTCAGGAAGCTTCTGCATTATTCGCTGTAAGGCGTCCACATCTGCGCCCGCATAGGTTAAGTCCTTTGTTCCCAAATGCTTCCAAGGAAAAGGGAAGCCAAACATCGAAGCAATGAACTGTAAGTCCGCAGGGAGATCAGGCTGCAAATGATGGAAGGCAGTCATTACATCTATGTCCTCCCCCGCAACCCTTACTCCCTCTGCTCGTAGTTTAACTTGGTCGAAGCGCCAGCCATTTTGGGAAACTTTTCTTGCGCAACCTCCCAGAATCTTTCTGCTTAGTTCTCTAACTGCATCTGACCAGGGAAATATGCAAGCCTCGCCAGGACGAAGGGAGAATTGAATTTGGACGATCTCATCGCCCTCGATCATCTCGTATTCGTCCTCACCTTTGCCCTTGCCAGTGAAGGCAGTTTCGATGTCGTAGGCAATGAGGGCGTTTGGGTCGGAAGCGGCTTCCAGAAGCTCGTCTACCTTTTCGCTTGGGACTGGGTAGTAATATTTGAGCTTGTCACTGTCGTCACCCAAGGGATCGTAAAGGAAGTGGCTTCCTTCCACGAGCTTCCCGCTCGCAACCTTGATCGCCTTCCCCAAGTCGTGCATTAACACCCCTAAGAGATGTTCGTTTCCACGGGAGATGAAGGAGGGATGGTAGGTTGGGATAACTGGAATAGGTTTCCCTTCCGTTGCTGTATACGTTGTTGCAGGAAGGCAATATCCTCGTAGAGCAGTAACAGTTCTGCCCGGACCGGCGGTTCCGGTAAGGGCACGGAGCGGGATATTTCCAAGAGCGACGATTGCGCGCGGCGCAAATCGTTCAACAACACCCCCAAGGTTTCGTTTACAGTGTTCAATTGCTGCTTGTTCATACCATTCTCCTTCGAGTTTATTGTCTTTGGGCCTGCAATTTATGACATTTGAGATCACGAATTGTTCGCGGGACAATCCCATTCGCTTGATAGCTCTCTCTAGTACACTTCCCGCTTGGGCTTGCGGCCTGAATGGAAGTGAATCTCTCATCTCGTGCTCTCCAGCTGCTTCCCCGACGAGCAAGACTCCTAGGGAGCCTTTCCCTTCTGGGGACATAAAGCCTTTGGAGATACCCGAAAGCGCACAGCCTTCACAGGATTTCGGTTGTTGAGTGATTGCCATTGTCGCTTCCTTCAAGTTATTTCTTCGGCGGTTTACTCGCGCAAGTCCCGCACACCTGTCTCTCGCTGCTTACAGTTCGTCCGCAGCCGTTCGCGCACTTGGGCTGCTCTCTGCGTTGTTGTTCCCGACGTTTTTGTGACTTGGTTCCTCTTGGCATCCTGGTTACTCCTTTTTAGTTATAGATTGGTTGTTCATCGCCGCTGCTCGGACAGCTTGGTTTCGTTCGAGCGTGGCTATTATTTTGTCCAGCCGTCGTCGCTTCTCGGCTTCGCGGAGTTTAGCTTGCGCATCAGCGAGCTTTCTGAGTTGCTCAGGTGTGGGCATAAAAGTGTTTTCCTTTTTCCACCCTGAGTGGGGCCTAAGTGGGGGTGGAGGGATGTTGGGGGCACTTTTATTCTTAGTTGTAGTCGTCTTGCTTGGTTATAATCTCTCCAGTGTTTTCCAGCGCAATGATCTTCTCTCCACAATCTCCATACTTCGCTACCCAAACCGGAGCAAGCGCGCCCATTACGAAATCTCCCCCTCTGTACCCTGCGAACACCTGACCCATAGCAGATTTACAAGTGGCTAGAAGCTCTGAGGCAGGCTGGGTTCCTTCGACACGCTCAAAAGCCAAATCTCCGTAGTAGCCTCGGTAACTGTGGGGAGAGTGTAGGTTTGCTACGGGCGCGTCTGGGGACATTGCTTCCAAGACTTTGATTAGCCTGCCTAATGTCATTTGTGTTGCAGCGCGATCTTTCTCCCACTGCGCACTAATACCGTCGGAGCAGGCTTGAATGTCTAGCATTGTTGGATTCCTTTGAGCAGTGTAGATACCAGTTGTTACTGCCTTGTAGGTTCATTGTTTACTTAATAAATATCCTACCAAGGGGCTGCGGCATTCAATTAAACGCACTTCTTCCCTGAAGTCTGCCTCTCCACTTTTGAGAACTTCTATAATTCTCTTATCTTTGCAGGACCGCTGCTGGGTGAGCGCAACCGTTGTAGACAAACTACTCCCCTTGAAAAGGCGCTCCGTTGATCGCCCAGCCGGGTAGGTAGATTGTACGGTCCTGCAAAGACAAAAGAACTTGTTACGATGAAATTTGCAGAACCGAGAGGACAATAGAAGCAGCGACACCTGCATTTGGCAGGAATCGCTAGCAACGAATGTCCAGGTTGGTGCAAGTATCGCTGCTAGCTTGATATGCGGAAGCATATTACTGTTGTCCTCTCGATATGTCAAGATTATTTTTGTTAGCGGAGGGAAGTCGCTTCCTCCTCACAGGCATTAGCGCAATTATCACTGACAGCATCACCGCTCCCACCACCAATATCCCTCCCCATCCCACCACCACCCTCACCACCCCTACGAACGCTTGCCACTCACTCACTGCCATCACGGTCCACCCCAGCAACGTGAGCAACGCAAATACTCTGGGGGCGCTCATAGACACCCAACCGCCGCAATCGCTACTGTCTGCATACTCACTGTCTTAGTCTTCCCATTTTGCAGCCTCCACCGCAGCATACTCTTAGCGCATTCCTCCGCCTCTTCAATCTGTTCTACGTTGTCTTCGTCCAACGTTCGCAGCGCCGCCCACAATTCCACCAACGCCGGAGCGTGCCTGTCCCGTGCGAGCAGCACAAACATCGGCTCGTCTGCGTCAGCATTTTCGTAGCAATCCCATTTACCTGGATTATTTTTGGTCGCCATTGTTGCTGTCCTCCGTTGCGATAATCTCTTGCAATGCCGCGTCCTCCTCTTCAGATTCAGCAGCTAGAATAACGAACCGTTCTTCGTTCAACTCATCAGTTTCTTCTACATCCACAAGAATTACTTTCATAACTAAAACTTCTTCCCTCCGTGCATAAACGATCTCCCTTTGTTGTACGCTGCTTTCGCCACAATCGCCCCCGCCAGGTCATACCCAAAGTACTCACAAAAATCCATCGCGCGAATCACCAAGTCTGCAAGCTCCTCCTCAACCGCTCGGAACTCTCCTATTTTGTCCGAGAACGCCTCCGTCCTCAGCCCTTCCAACGCCTCTGATAATTCCGAGTGCATCAACGCGATCTTCTCAGCTTGGTTGGGGAACAGAGAATACAGTTCGTTGCGCTCCATGATGCCCTCTATCTGCAAGCCCGCGATGATAGCCGGGTTTGGAACCGCCCACCAGCCTTTTTCCTTGGCGGTTTTGTGAACTTCGCGCTGTATTGTTCTAAATGCGCCCACGAATGCTGCGTCTCTATCAAATTTGAAACTCATTACAAAAACCTCGTATTACTGTCAATCGGTATTAACTAAATGAAACGTCTCACCAAAGGATCACTCTTTATCTTAGTAGCAAGCTCCTCCACCCCGCCCACCACAATCAATCCTTCCGGCGTCCTAGCACGCGAGATGGCGACATAGCTCATATTGGGCGAGCCGAAGAAGTGCGACCGTGGGTCTATCTGCACTCTATCCAGCGAAAGCCCCTGCGACTTATGACAAGTCGTAGCATACGCCAATCGCAAAGGCCAATACTCAATCTCCCCCAAACACCACACCTTACGTCTTCCCACCTGCACTTCGCTCACCTTGGGGTGTGAACGCTCAGGCTCATCGGGTTCCCCGCGTTGCTCCACCATCCGCTTGATCTTAGAAATGGAAACGACTTCCTTCGTCCTCTCTACCTCAACGAGGATCGCTTGCGGCTCCCCGGTCTCAGGGTGTAACACAAACTCCCGGACGTGGCCGCAGTCGCCATTGACGTAGTTGAAGTCTGGGGGATTGTTGGTGAGCAACATAACCCAAGCATCTATCTTCAACTGCAAAACGCCAGGGATGTTCTTCCACTCCCCCGGAGGGTTCGCGCGGGCGTGCCAACGGGTGTTTGTAAAGCCCATTGTGCGTCTTGGAAGTTGCGCCAGTCGCATTTGATTCAACCGGTCAACTTCGTCGTTTTTGGCGACGATGGTGGTGCCGTCGAAGTCCGTCAGCAACCTCCGTTCAAACTGCACTCCAGCTTGCTTGAGCAACGCCGCCCCCGCGTTCCCACTACCACGACGGATAGCGTTGATCGCGCGGAGGAAGTCGGGGTTGGTTTGCCGCCACACTTTCTCAAGCTTAATAGTGTTGTCGTCGAACTGCTGCCATTCTTCGCTCAGGAACAACCAGGGAGTTTTCTCTTTCTTCTCCCTCCCTCTCTCAATAACCGGCTTTCCGCCTATCATAATCGTTTCTCCGATAGGAGATAGCTGGGCGAAATCCCCAGTCAACATCACCCCTAACGGCTGTCTGCTGCTATCGGCTTCGTTGACCGCTCTGGTGGCCATCACCAAGTACTCAAACGCTTTCCGATGCATCATACTGCACTCATCCACCACTAGCCATTCATACCCAGCGTCACGAATGCGACGGATGGAGGCTTCGAGATAGCCCGCGAGGTAGTTGTCTCCCATTACTTCCACCGTTGAGTACCCCAAGGCAGAATTGATGGTGGTTGCGTTGAGGTTCACGGCGCTGATGCCAGTTGTGGCGCACACCAAGGCGTACTTGGGGTCAGCGAGCAATTTCTGAATAAGCTGAAAAGTCTTACCCGTTCCCGCTTGACCGGTCAGGAAGCAAACCGGATGTTTCCCGTCGAGGTCGTCAAGGGACTTTCCTCGGTGGGAAGGGAGGATTGAGTCTGCTACTACTTCAGGGACTTCCTCTGTTTCAGGTTCGGAAGCCGCTTCCCAATCCAGTAGTCTTGATTCTTCGTTGGTAAATGTCATAGCTTTTCAATCCTCCCTTCCCCAACTACCAAGGAATCTCCTCCGCATCCACTCGATCTTGCTCAGCGGCTTCCTGAAACTTCTCATTGATCGCCGCAAGCTCTTGGTCAGCAACGTCCGTTACTAATTGTATTATCTCTTCCTCATCAGGAAGCTCAATCATATTCGGCCCCACCAACCTCCCCTTTGCCAACCTCACTCCCACGTGAGTCACATAGGACCTCGGCCCGTCGCCGTTCCAGATTGCATTCAAATCTGTGTAGTTGTCGTGGTTGTCTCTGGTTTCCCGAACCACTTTGACTTCTTCGACCGCAACCCCAGTCTCATACTCAAACCGCGCGATCACGGCGGCGAGGTTAAATTGCAACTGCTGGCGGGCGAAGTCGAGGTCAGTTGGCTCGGCGTACACTTTGTCGGATTTGTTGTCTGTTGGCATTTCCGTTTTTCCTTTCTTTTGTCGTTGTTGTTGGTTGTTAATGTCTGCGCTCACTTTTGCGCGGACGATTCATCTCCGCGAGGATTTGGTTAGTCTCCATCGCGCGCTGTTGCTGCTGCTGAATTACCGTTGTGATCCATAGGGTGAATAGGTGTTCCGCGACGCGCATTCGGTAGTATTCAGCTTGGGACATTGATAACTGACCTCCGTAGGTTCCGAGTTGCCGCTGAATATACAGTTCCACGTCTTCGGCGGAGTCCACCTTCAAACCCGCGCGACGGTAAATGCCCGCATCGCGGTTGGCGAGCGCAACGACTTCCATATCCAGCAACATCCGTTCCAAAGGGGGTTCCCAACGTTCGTCAATCATTGGGAATTCCACGGAGGAAGCTGCTTCCTCGATTGGAGAGTCGTTGTCGCCGGTTAGGATTATTTTGTTTGACATTTTCTTTTCTCCTCAATCAATTATCCGCAACAACAGAAACGGCCCGTTGTTCACTTCGTGCATTCCGCCGGTTAGATAGCCATCCCCGTGCATAACTGCTACCTCACACTTATCTAAGGGTTCAATGAATAAACCTTCTACCACGTCTGTACGTCTTAGCAATTCGTCTACTAAGTCTTTAGTTGTAACGGTAGCGAGTTCAACGATTTTGTTCATAGTAATGCCTCCGAATCTATTGGAAGTAGCTGCGGGCAGGACTCGAAACCTGCTTCCCTGCATTATCTGCCTGATTCGGGCCGGAACTCTAGCTTCTCTGGCAGACAGTTTGCTAGTCCATCCGTGCGCTTCCTTCAGCGCCGCCGCAGCTTTCTCTGAAGGCCCTGTCTCCGGCTTTCACGGAGTAACGCCACACCCTTATGTAGCATCCTTTGCGGGCAAGGCCATAGTCTTCACACTCGTTATTCCGACTGCTGCCCTTCGCGCAGCGGAATATACGTCTTCACCGTCAACTGCGCCAACACCTCATATTCGTTTCCGTCCTCCGGGTCAACGACTATGACCTTCGGAACCCTCTCCCCCTTGTCGTTTGTCGGGAAGGCTTTCATATTGGTGAACTTCTGCACCGGATGATCCTTGGCGATCTTTTCTCCGTTCGCGTACTTCCCTTTCGGACGAATGTATGAAGTTCCACCAAGAGCATCATTCTCAAGCTTGTAAGAGCCTTCCCAGCAGATAGCCACCCATCCCTGCGCGCCTTCCACAATCGCATCCTCCGCGCCTTTGCGATACAGGTTAAGCTGTTCGGCTTTGTTGCGCGCCTGTTCTACCGCTTGCACTACATTCTTACGCCCGACGGACTTGAGCCAATCCCCGAATCCGCTCGCCCCACTCTGAAACACAATGGTGTTGACCATTGAGAACACTTTGCGGTTCAGCCACAGGCGCTCTGGGGTGTTTTGATCCTTGGCGTCAATTATCGTTCCCACCAATTTGGTCATTCCGAATGCCTTCCCTTTGCTGTCTTTCCTGAGAGAGAACTGCTTTTCAGGGTCGCTCTCAGAGAAATCCCAGTTGACTTTGTAGATGCCATCTGGAGGAGGAGGGGGAAATTCATCTGCGTCCACATCGGCGTTCACCTGATCAACTTCTTCCTCCAAGAGGGAGGGATCGTTGAAATCGAAGTCCCCAACGGAGGAAGCGATTTCCTCGTGTGCTCCCGTGAATTCGTTGCCGTCACTTGATTTTCGTTTTGCCATTTTGTTTTACTTTGTCCTTTCTTTTTCGGTTGTTGTTAAAGTTGTTGTTTTCGAGTTCATTATTTTTCGGAGTTCTTCGACTCCTTTCGATTGCGTCCTATCCCTCCATCTCCACAGCCTACTTACTCCCTCTCTAGTCGCTCCTCGTTCATCGGTGAGCACCACATACCCTTTCCTAAGCTCATCGTCCTTCTGCAATTCCAGATTGAGCGTCGGAGTCAGCCGTAAGCTCGCAGGCCACGCGCGTCGAATCTCCGAGTCAATATGAGGCTGGAAATACGCACGGTATTCTTGCGTGGGCGGTTGACCTTCTTTAGCCGCTGGTTTCGCTACAATCTCTAGGTGAATCAAATCTCCCACTCTCTGTGGCAATATCTGGGTGAGCGCCTTGCCCGCGCTGGCCGGGCCGAGAATTTTCGCGTTCGTGAACTCATCTTCCCCACTTGATTCGAGAGAGGTAAAGAGAATTTGATTGACCCCCACTGCGCACAAGCCCTGAAATTCCCGAATCAGTTGCAGTAGCCGTTGCTGCACGAACCCATAGTGGGCGCGAGAGGCGTTGCCGAAAGTGAACTGCTCGCCGGTGTCAGCGTCTTTTTCCGCGAACTTCCCCACTACGTCCTCGGCGATCTTCCGGCCTTTCTCTATTTGGTCGCCCATTAGAAGCTGGCAGATGGAGTAGAAACCCTCGATGGCGTACATTCCTACGTTGGAGAACTGCTGATCCTTGTGATCCCTGGGAAGCCACTTCCCTTCCACTTCCCAATCCCCTCGCGCCAGCCTATGCAACAACGTGAGTGGGGTTGCCGCGTCGCTTATGTTGATAGGTTCGATAATCCCCGCGTCAACGTAATCCTGTACCGACTCCCACCCGCCGCCGTCCGCGCTGATGAGCCGAGTCGTTTTGCCGTAAGTTTGGTAGATGTAGAGGCTCATTGCGCCGATTTCGCGGGTCTTTCCTGATTTCGTCGCGCCGTAGCACAGCGCGGTTGAGAATTTTGTGTTTGGTGTTGGCATTTTTCCGTTTTTACCTTTCCCAGTTAGTACTTGAATCTATTCTCCTGCTCCAACATCGAATGCAACCTTGTCCTTCGCCCTTCCTCCTCCGCCGCCGTTCCCCCTATAACCACGGTGTGCTCGTTTCCTCGAACCTCGTCCCCAGCCATAGAGTTCAGCAGTTGCCTTTCAAGCAAGCGATAGTCCCCGCTGTTTGCGAGTTGCCCCTGGTCGTTCGGCCCACCGCTCAAACCTATGGTGCTTAGACCGCTGTTAGTCGCCAGCGTCCGTAGCTCCTCACCTTCGATCATCCGCTGCTCAAGTCCATCTACTCTGGTGACGAGTTGGTCAACGCCGTTCGCCAGGGTTTGCACGGCAGCGGCCATTTGCAGGAGGGCGTTCACAGTTGGGTCATCAGATGCGCGTTCGCTAGACGCGCGTTCGCTGTGAACTGTTGGGAGCAGCGTAACGTCCAATTCTCGCGGCGCGTTGGGGGTCGGAGGGGGGACAACTTGCGCAACCGCTATCTGGTGTGGGCGTTTCTTTTTTCTTGGCATACCTTATCCTTCAACCTCATTAGGGTGATTTGCTTGGCGCTGCTTATAGCTCCCTGACTCCAAAACCATCTCCCCAACTCCATCCCCCAGCCCCTCGTGACAGATTGGAATCAGCGAGCACGGCAAGGGGTAAGCGCAACTCTGTCGGTTCTTGGGGAAGGCGATGGGAAGGAACGTTTTCAGACCTTCGCTATCTCCCGCCGCTACCATCGCGTTCGCCGTTGTTGCGAGATCGTGAATCAACATCTCTTGATGGCGGGCTTGGAGTTTCCATTCTTCCAAATCCGCTTCGTTACGATAGTAAGGCGGCGGCATTACCACATACTTATCAAGTAAGTCAGGATTGAGGTCAACTTCCCTCCCCGCAACTATCCGCTCCATCCATTCTTTGATGCCGATGTAGCACGAGTCCCAGAGGTTGATTTTGGAGAACCCTTTGCCGAGCCGCTTTGTCTCGCCGAACTCCGTAAGCCAATCATAAGAGAATCGGTAGTCATCATCATCACTCACTACCCCTGGTTTGAAGTAAGGACGAACGACGCCGTTGTTGTGCTTCCACAATTGGTCGTCTTTGTCTTGCGATTTGTAGCCTTTAACAAGGTAGACCATCACCACCCCCGCGAAGGTTTCGTTGTAGCGATGTTGCGCGGCGATTAACTCAGACATTCCCTGAGTGTCGTACATTCCCGCGCGGGCCTTGCGGCGGTCGTAGGTCGTAGCGGTTTTGAACGAGAGCACATACAACTGATGGTCAGCGCGAGAACGAAGGATGCCATCCGGTCTGGCCATCAGCACAACGTTGCCGTCTGTGGACAAGGGAACTTCAAGCTCCTGCTCAACCGCGATGATCTCGTATTCGTCAAGCAATCGCGCTAAGCCGTTCGGAGCGTGTGCATACGTTCGTATTAGTCCCTCGACGAGCGCGCGGCCTTCCTCGACGGCATAGACTGAGAATGTTTCGGCCTCGTCGTCCTCATTGGAAGTAGCTTCCTCTCGGTTGTTGTAGCTCTCGAAGAAGGGGAGGATTTTTTCGTCGTACCTCGCATCTCCCGCCCTCACTGCAATATCCAAGGTTCCTTCTAATATCATCGTCTTAACGAGGTTGTCCGCGCCGTTCACTAAAGGATCAGTTTGGTAACGAATAGCTTGGGTGAGTAGGACTTCCATCCCCAAGTGAACCCCGCTCCCAATCTCAAGCGCGAACTGTGGCTTGTTGGGTTCGATCCCCCTCGCCCCGTTCGCGGAATCCGTTTCTGCCAGTTGCGCTTCGTACTGCCAAAATCGCTTGCGCATACACTGTTGCGCGCATTCAATCCGCGAACGATCTGTTTTAAGTACTTGTAGTTGGTTCGACATTGTTACCCCTTTCGTTACTCCTCGCATTTCTATCCGCCTCTCGCACAATCGCTTTGAGAAGCCCACTCAAACTATCATCTTGATGATAACGCCCTTCAGTAATCAACCGCATTCTCGCCTCAAACAACAACTTCAGCGTCTCCCCTTGCATATACGCTGAAACCACCTTCGTCGTCGGTTTTCTGGGAGCGGGGCGCAAGGTGGACAGAAATTGCTCGAACTCCATCCGCAACAACCCGTGCGCGCTCGTATCGCTAGGGTAGACCAGCTTTGCCAATTTCGAGTCGCTGTCCGCTGTGTCCAGCAACCTATCGTGATCCGTCAGCGGGTTGCGTAACCTCTCAACTCCATCGCTGCTCAATCGGCGCACGGACTTGGAATGCCCGTGGCTGGTTTGTTTTCTTGTCCTTGTTGATTTTTCTCTAGCCATAGTATTTCAAACAACCCCACTCCCTCCCCCAGCTTCCTCGTTTGTAAAGGGGCAAGCTTCTTTCATTTGTGATCCTAGTCCAAGACAATCTATGAGAACCAACCAGGATCGTTGCAGCAGCTTTCCCGTTTGTTATCCGAGGAAGTTGAAGGGAGGGAGTGGGCTTAGTTGGAAGCTGATGACGGCAACCCTCCCGCATCTAACGTACTCGCTGTACTTGAATGCGAATGTCGTCGCCCTTGACGATTGGTTGCTATCGTTGATACCAAGGGCTACCGGAAGCGACTTCCCCAAAGAAAGCCGTTTCTACGAACCTGTTTCAATTCAAATATCTGTTCTGATTTCGTTTCAGAAGGGAGAGCGCAAGCAAGTTGACTACACTCACGCTCTCCCTCTCCCTCTCCCACAATGGAGCCAACTACCACAATTGGCTCTGTTCGCGCTTTTCTCTTCCTTCAATGCAGCGCATTGTACGCTGAAGAGTGATGCGAGTCAACCTTTATTTTCTTTTTTAATATTTACTTGCGTTCCTTTGTACTTAACGGCCTTCCCCAAAGCCAACTTCACTTCCCATTCTACCGGCGCAATGGTAAGCAGTCGGCAGTTGTTATTTGGACAAGCAATTGGCTTGCTAGTAGCAGACGCAAGCCAGGTAGCCCCACAACGTTTACAAGTTACTGTTTCCATTTTCATTGTTCCATCTCCCTTATTGCCAGTTGTTCCCTCTCCCCCCACTCCCCGCGCAACTGCTCCCACAACACCGGACACCCATCTATTACGGTTCGCGCGAACTCCTCTGTATATGCGTATCCCCCGTCGAGATCATTATCACTACTATGCCGAGTTCGCCTGATGACCTTGAGCGCCTGTAGCTCATCCAAGTGCATTTGAATAGCATCATTGCTAAAGAACCCCGACATAATGCGAATCTTGTCCACCCCAGTCGAATAACTCGGATCAGGGTAGATGCTTCTCAACAACCTCATTCTAGTTTCAGGAATGCTATCCAGCGCGAGCCTCGTAGCTATTCGCCAGTCCTCCGCGCCGAATTGTTTCCTCCGATGCAACATAGCACTACCTCGCGCTGCCTTTATCAATTGATGCATAACCCTCGTTGGCGATTCCTCACTCGCAACGTGACTTACCTGTCTCCCGTCGTATTTAACCGGGATCGAACGCAACCAAGCTACAACCTGGGGTAAATGGTAAGCGCGAAGCTTGTCCATAACATCATCGCTGGGGCTTGCTGCTTCCACTATCGCGCCGTATTTGTCATTGCCGTTGATCAACTCCAACACTCTCTCCTCAAGTCCGGCTTGGAACTCTCCCTGACGACCTTCTTGATTTCTGACTGCTCTTGTTAGTGCGCGTTTGTCCGCTGTAGCTCGCCAGCGCAAAATCAAAAACCTCTCCCCCTCGCGGTTGTACTGCAACCACTTCCACTCTACGCTTGGCGTAAAGGCTGTTATAACTGACAACCTCCCAGACCAAAATAGAGACTTTGCGCTCGCGCCGGTTTCTTTGTGAAGCGCACCGTCGTAGACCGAACGTAGTTGCCCAGCTACAGCGCGCACGACTCGTTCGTCCTTCGCTAGAAACTCAGTGAACTCCTTCGAGTACAACAATCCCTCTTCGCCCACTCTATGTAGTAGCGAATTGAACTTCCCTCCCTCACGCCCCTTCGCGTACCCACTCAACAAAGTATTCTCGCTTATATCCCCAATGGGATGGTGATCCGCGAACCCCCTCGCTAACAACTGAATTCCCAAGCTAGTCTTGGCGCTCCCCGATGGCCCGATGACGTGCAGCCATAACGGGTCGGTTTCGTGAAGGCGGTAGGCGCACAAAAACGCAAGGATAGTCTCAACCCCTTGCCAGTCCGCGCCGTGAAAATGTGAGTCAATGAACTTGCGCAACTGGCTAAGAGATTTTGCTACTGCGACTGTCTCAGCTACGACTGTCTCCGCGCTCGCTTGCTCAATCTCTCGCCGCTGTAGATCATCCTCCCCACTTCCAACGCTAATATAATCCCCGTCCACCAGCAGCCCCACAGCAGGGTAATGCCCATCAACGCTATCCGACCGCTCAGTAGGCAAACCATCGCCAAGCTCAGAGTGATCGTTGTTGCAAGAATTGGGTTCAGGAAGCGGTTCAGGAAGCGTTTGAATAGATGTGATAGGCGCATAAATGTCCGTTGGTGATGCGGAAGGATACATTTGCGGAAGGCTCCAGAATAGCTACTAAGGTTATGGAAACATCGTTGAGTGTCGCTCAATAGAGAGAAAGCCTATCCGGGCACCTTTATGAAGAATGGATGGCTTTGTAAGTCGCGTTCTGGCATTGTAACACGCGGGCGATCATCATACACAATGGATTTGTCTTGCCAAAGTTAGGCTATGTTTGCTAATTCAAACTGTCTTTTGGCAACTACAAGGCGGAAACCGAGATTGCCGCCGCGACTGCCGGGCGCGACCCCGTAGCGATACGCCGACCGGCAACTGACGGCGCCGTTGTTCCAACCGCCGCCCCGAAAAACGCGGCCCGAGCCACTACTGAACCCCGTAGGATCAGTCGCCTCTGCGCTAGGGTAATGACCATACCAATCCTCACACCACTCCCAGACATTGCCGTGCATATCATACAAGCCCCAAGCATTTGGTTTTTTCTGCCCAACCGGATGAGTTTTGGAGTCAGAGTCTTCGTAATACCACGCATAATCGCCCAATTGTTTCTCATCGCCGTCGAAGCCGTACTTCGTGGTTGATCCCGCGCGGCAGGCGTACTCCCACTCGGCTTCGCTGGGCAGACGGTACTTGCGCCCAGTCGCGTGTGACAACCGCTCGCAAAATTCCACGGCGTCTTCCCACGAGACAGTTTCCACCGGCAGGTCGTCGCCTTTGAAGCGGCTCGGATTTTCCCCCATTACCGCCTTCCACTGCGCCTGCGTGACCGGGTATTTACCGATGGCGAAAGGCGAGACGCGCACGCGATGCGGTGGTTTTTCCCCGTCGTAATCGTGCGATCCCATCGTGAACTCGCCACCGGGAATGTAGACCATTTCCAATTTGATGGGTTGGGGGATTAGCAGTTCAGTGAAATTATTTTGTTCCGCTCCCGTTTTTGCGTCCATAGCTTTTTATCCTCTTTTCTGTTGTTAGGTCTCGTTGTTAGGTGCAAAGAAAAACTCCACCAAGCCTTTCTCAATCTCCGCTGCCGTGTCTGCAATCCCGGCATCGGTCATCAAATCGTTTGCAACCCATAGCAAGCTTGCGTTGCATAGGCGTTCAGCTAGCTCGTGGGAAAGCTTCCGCAACGCCTGCCCTCCCTTGTCGTTCTTCTCGATCACTTTCCCTTCTGCGTTCATAACTAACCTCCGAAGGTAAATCATCGCCATCTTGCGGCGATTACTATTACTCTTGCTTCCCCCTAGAACCCGTCTGCGATGCAAGAGCTTGAGCAACTTCCTAAGTTGTTGCTCAAGCTTCTTGTTCTCGTAGAGCTTCGTTGCGATGTCTTGGCGGCAGTGAGGACAAAGCAACGCTGGGATGCGGGGAATTAACTTACTCGTCGTCATCCTCGTCGCCATCCTCTTCTATTACCGGAGCAATCGCCTTCGTCAACCACTTCAAGCCCGCATCCTCAACCGTGTTGTAGCCCAAGTAAACAGAGAGGAAGTTGAGAACGTTAGCGGGCATTCCCAACCCCTCCCCTTGTTCGTACAGAGTTTCGAGTGTAGCGCGGTTGAAGGCAATCTTGTTCGGCCACGCAGACGCCTTACCGCTTCCACTGCCAGCGGTCGTAGCAGCCTTTTCGAGTTCCTTCGCCAACCGCCGCGTTTGTTGATCGTGGGTGAGGTCTTTCCAGCCGCGCGCGATCTCTCCCGAAACCTTCCCGGCTTCGATGGCCTTTTGGACGGCGGGAGCGAGAGTCAACAACTCGAAAAATTGCCTAACGCGGCGTTCGCTGACTCCACATCTTGCCGCCACAGCGGAAGTGGCTTCCCTACGCTGAGCGGCAGTAGCCTTCCACGCCACGCCGTTGTATACAATCTCCCCATCATCGCCGACCTCTGCGCTCTCTCCGCTCGTTGGCCGGAACTGCTCGCAAAAAAGCTCAACGAACCTCTGCGCCTTATGCGCCTTGTTGATCAAGTTGTCCGCTTTGCGCAACTCGTTCTCTGAGATCATCGCGCCTACCAATTGCCAATCGCTCAACTTGGGATTGAGAACGAGCGCCTGCACAGCCACGCCCGCTTCAATCGCCGCCAGCGCCCTGCGGCGTCCGGCTACGACGTGCAACAATGAAACTGATGGGTCATCAGGATTAGCGCGCTCAACGACTTGAATCAAGCTGTTGAAACCCTCTGTGGCCATTGCCGCCGCGAGTTCTTTGTCCTCATCCTCTGCGCGCTTGTCAAAGAGAGGATCGAATTTGCTCTCTTGCGCAATAACAAGGTCTTTAGGGTCAAGTTCTAGCACGTCTCCGACTGTGTACAGCGGCTCGAAACTCAAAGGTTCCTCACCAGTTGCGCGGGCAAGGGAGAACTCCACTTGCCCGTTGTTGTCGTTGTTATCCGTTTTTCGTTTTGCCATTTTCTTCTAATTGCTCCTTTTCGTTGTTTTGGTTGTTTTCGTTGTAGTTGTTGCCGGCATTGCCCAAATACTCGAACAAGGCCGGGTGAATTTCCCTAGCCACTGCCTCTGAGATGCGCTTGCAAAACAGTTGCAATCGGCGCAGAGAAGTTGAGGAGCCACAGACAGGCGAGTTCGATTGATAGTGAACAGCGCCTACGCCTTCCTGCACCCAACCGCCGAGCGCGTTAGCGTCCATTCGAGGCGGAGAGTCCAAACAGAGCGCAAACACATTTCCTTCCGAGCCGCCGCCGCGCTTGGAGGAGTGTGCGCGCTTTGATTGCGCGTCTGGGAATTCGAGATAAAAGCGATAGCCTTTCATTGCGCGATTACCTCCTCTTGGGGTTTGGAAGCAGCTTCCTTCTCTTCCTTCTCTTCCTTGTCCCGCTCGCACCAATAACAAAGCCCTTCCGTCAGGTCGTCTTCATCCTCGAAACTCTCTTCGCACTCTGCGCAAACGAAAGTTGGTGGCCCATTCTCAATCTTCCGCGCCAACTCCTCACACGCGAACCAGACCATCAAGTTTTTGAACGTGTGGATGCCCGCGAGCATATCATCACGCCTAAAGCCTGAGATGAACTCCGCGACGTTCTTTGCTCCCATACCGTCCGCCATCGCAATCGCCATATCCCAAATCTCCGCGTCGTATTGATCGAAAATCTCAACGGTGTCGCTCGTGTAGGTGATGTGAGGATAGCCAGCGTCCGCGCCGTGATTGGCGATGTCGCTTGCATAGTCGCCCAAATTGGCGCGAAACCATTGCTCGAATGTGGAAGGCCATTCTTTGCTATTGTCGTTGTTATGTTGATTGTCTTGCATTGTTGGTTCTCCGTTTTTTGGTTAGCTGCGATTATAGTCAATCCTCATATCAGTATGAGGTAAGGTATTGCTTCAAAATCTTAACGTGAGACTTCGGTATCTCGCGGTCAACATAGCCCGTCACACTTCCGCTGTAGGCAAACTCCCATCCCTTTTCATCCCCGATCATCTCCCGCGTTTCCGCGCCGTCCTCATCAGAGTCCGAATTCCACCACTCAAACAAAATCTCGCAAATCAATAAACGTTTGGCTCTGTATTCATCCTTAGCGTCAACTAGAATGCTCGTGGAGTGTTCGGACTCTCCTCGGTACTCAGTAACTTGGCAAAGGTAGGTTTTGAGTGTGGAAGCGGCTTTCTTGTTTTGCTCTGTGCGTTTTGCTTTTGTGTCTGACATAGCTTTTTGCTCCTTTGCGCTCAACGGCGCTTTGTTGTGATTGCAGCGCATTCTACGCTGTAGCGCGCTGCGATGTCAACCGTTATAATGAAAAACTATTGGCCGTTTTGCCCGCTGCTAACGCTTTTGCGCGGGTGCAATCTCTCGGTTCTCAGCCCATTCCAGAGCGGTCAGCACGGCCAGGAATTGAAAGAAAAGGATCGTAGCAAAAATCATAAACGTCGGCATAGCTTTTTCCTCCTAAGTCAACAAGTCTACTCGGTAATTGAGTGCGCAACCCCCTTGCCATCATCAGCGCCCATAGGTTGCTCCGGGCGGACTCTCCCCACGAGCGAGAGAGTTTCGGCCATTGCGCGCAATTACCATCCTCTAACGGTAGCGGCGGAATGATTTATCTGCTGTTCAAGTTGCGCCGTCGCGATAAGCCATCCTTGCAAATAGGCGAACAGCCCGAACGCAAACGCGATCAATATGAGCGCGAATATGAATTTCCCCATTTGTCATAACGCTTTCTAAGGCACTTTGGTTGTTAGTAGGGCATTTGGTTGTTCACACTGCTAGAAAATAAATATCCTCTTCATCATCTTCGTAGGGCAAGCCGTTATAAGCGCAAAAGCAGGAATCATCGCAGCAAGTTTGCTGGCGGGTTTCGGGCGCGAATTCCGATCCGCACTCCTTACACTCGCGTGTTTCATCTTGCCAAGCGTCGGGACATCCGGTTTCGTGGCATAGAATGCCGTTGATTGAGAGTAGTTCGCAATTGTTGCAAGTCATAGCTTCAGACCTTCCTTTGCCCATTTTGCGCTAGCACCTTCGCAACGGGCAACCGCACGTTATCAGGTTCGCCTTCAACTAGCTCAAACAATTCCTCAACTGCTTCTGTAAGGGAACGCGATCCTCGGCTTTACAGATAAGGTGTGTGATGCCTTCGCGCTCACAGAAGGCGTTTACGCGCGCTTGATAGTCGAGATATTCTTTGGAAGTCATAGCTATTGCTCCTCCATTCGTCGCAATCCCGCCGTGATGTCTCCGCGCTGACAATCCCATCCTGATGAGCCGATGCGATTCTGCGGAGAGTCCATCATAAAACCGTAGAGCAATTGGGAGGCATTGGCCTGCGCCCTAGCGTCGCGCATAAGCTGGTTGAGGTTGTTTCCGGTTTCCGACCACAGAGTAGCGAAGATGCCATAACCGGCCAATGCCTCAACCTTAATCAACTCGTTACCGCTATCCGCCTGCGTCAACTCCTCATCGTTGAATCCGCAGCAGGAAAGCGCGGCATCTACGTTGGTTTGCCCTGCCTCAGTTGGCGAGACTGAAAGCAAACTAACGGCATACTCATCATTATTGTCATCGTCGCAAGCATCTCTCAGATTCACAACTTCAATAACGAGCCAGTAAGCAAACTCGCCGTTATTGAGGCGCTTCGAGACGAACTTGCCTCCATATTCTTGCCAGTTCACGTCTCCAGTCAGAAAGCGAAACTTGAGCGAGCCACGTTGAGAAGGTGAATTGTTGATGATTTTGAAAGTGTTCATAGCTTTTTCTCCGTTTGTTAAATTTCCGAAATTGAAAACGCAAATCTTCCGAAACCATTGCTATGGCAGGAAGCAGCTTCCTTCGCGCGCTTGGCCTTCGCGCGCTTGGGTTGAATGTTGATGGCGTTTGATGTCAACTCCGTCGTTACCATCCTGTCAGACTTGACTAGCGGTACAAGCAACGAGTCCAGCTTGCCCGAATCGAAACGCTCATCGTTATGGTTTAGGTTGTCGCTGTTGTTAGCCATTGTCGCTTTCCTCCTCTACTTCCTCAAATTCCGGCGCTTCCTCTCCATCGTAGGCGTCAAGGGTCCACATCTGTAAACACTCACACGCATAGCTCTCCGCAAACTCCATCTGTTCAAGCGTATAGTTATCAAAATACTCGCTGTCGGTACGCAATGGTCAAATCAACCACGCGATAGTTATGCTTGCGGGCATAGCGGTAAATCACGGCTTTGTCATCTGTGCGCGCCAGCGTGATGCGCCAGCTATCTGAATAGGTGTATGCCCAAAATTGCCCGCCTTCGCGGTCTATGTACAGAGTGTCTTTTTCCATTTTAGCTACCTTGCCTTTCCATTGTGAGAACATTGATAATGCGCGCAGGATTCCAGCCTTTGCCGAAATTAAAGCGCGTTCGATTCAAAGTGCTTTTGCAATTCGGCTTGCGAGAATCCCCAAGCGCGCAAAGACTCGCACAATTCGCGCAATTGTTCGCCTTCGACTTCGCGCTTATAGCTTTCGTCGCTGTCGGATTCAATTTCCCAAAGGCCGCTACTGTGGAACGTTTGCAAGCGCGCATAGCTTTCACCCATTTGGATTGAGCACTTGGCGACGGCGCGGCAACCTTCCATACACCACGAATTACCGTATTCGGCTTTGCGCGCTTGATCCTTCGCGTAATAGCCCTGTTCATCTTTATCGTCTGAACTCTCGAATTGATCAAGATAACTCAAATCCGCATCTTCATCAAAAAGCCATTCGACTTTGACGGAGAGAATACGCTTTTCGCCGATTGCGCGCGCGAGAGTGTCCAGGTTTGTGAATTGGTATAAGGTGTTAGCGTTCATTAGTTGGTTTCCTCCTTTTCAAATTGCGCTTGCGTAAACGCATCTCCGCACGGATAGCCGATCAAGCGCCCGTCTGTTGTGTGACGGGACCACGCAGTCAAGGTTGTACCGCAGATTGGGCAAATTGCCGTTTCCGCATTGTCATCCTCAGAATCGTCATCTTTGAGAGTTTCGAGCAATTCTTCCTCAGTTTCGGCGTACTGCCAGTCTGAACAGTCCAGGTAGCCGCTTCCGAGCGTCCAACGACCAAAAACGGCTTTGATTGGACGAACGGCGATAACCTCAGCGCGGCTGTTTTCAAAGTATTGTTGGCAAGATTCAATCCATTCGAGCATTTCAGGGCTGTCTCCAGTATCCAGCGTCCAAGTTTCATTGTCAGCGATTGGCGCTTTGCCAACGACGTATTGAGGGAGAGTTTCGGACTCGCCGTTGCGGAAGGTGAATTCGTAACCAATTTCATCATTGCAAATTTCGTAAGGCATAAGAGAGCTTTCCTTTCTGTTGTGAGAGATTGAGGAAGTTGCAAGCGCGATTCGTATCGGAAGCGACTTCCTCGAACGAGTATGCTTATACGCCTGTCGAAAGCGCATTGCAACACTAAAAACGCTGCGAATTGTTAAATATGGTTAAGAATTGGCGAGGTCACGTTATTTGCTAAAGAGCGTCCCGCGATTTGAAATTGCATTACACGCCTTCCTATAGTTAAAGTATTACATTAAAGGTGTTACTTTAGGTATTTATTAGAATGGGGCAAAATGACATTAGAATTATTGTCAAAATGACACACATTCACCAACTCTCATTCGCAAACGTTGTCTCTCCTCACGACCACAACTACACACAATCGCTATTGTTGCTGGAAGTCGCTTCCGCCAGGGTCCAGCGTCCTCGCTACACTATATGGTATACCGTCCTCGTGTTCGCAAGCCCTTTAGAATAATCACTACGCCCGTCAGCGTCGGAAGTCACTTCCTCCCACACGCTTGTCGGTAGTAGTTGTCGCAGGGGCCGGCGGGAGGGGCAGTATCGGTGCGCATCCGGCCACACGCAATTTTTTTTATATTGTGTATTTTGTGAATGGCGGCTACACGCGATTTTTTACCTGTCCATTTTTGTACGGCCACACATATTATTTTTTTCCTCTATCCTATATTTTATAAGCGGCCACCCGAACTTTTTTCTCATTCGACAGGGGTAGTTTTCTCCTTTTGTGATTTTTTTTACTGTCTAGGCTGGTTTTTTTTT